CACAGTGCGGGGAAACTCTCGTCACCCTGGACAGCACGGATGCGAGGATTACCCTGGAGACCGAGATTGCGCGGCTACGTGAAGCGCTGCGCCCATTCGCGCTTCCGATGACGCTCGCAAACGCTGTGGCCCGAGCCATCGAAAACGGACCGCAGCCGTTCGTAGCGAACCAACTGCCGCGCTACGAGGACTTCCTCCGGGCGTGGGAGTTGCTCGGCCCAATCGAGTCCGACACCGACCAAGAGGTGAAGCCGTGAGCACACCCAACAAGGTAACGATCACGCTCTGCAACACGTGCCCATTCGACTCTAGCAACGCCAGAAGTCGCGACCGTGACCACTGCACACTACTGGGCTACGACGGTCCCGGCGGCGGTTTTCGGGTCCCTCCCCAAGAATGTCCGTGGCGCAACGGCGGTGTTGAATTCGAGTTCGACGAAGACAGGGCGAAACGCAGATACGCGGACTGGTGGGCGGCCGAGTGCAGGAGCTACCGAGAGTCACTGCTCAAGATTCTCGCAGAAGCAGAAGCTGACGGACAGGAAGACGTCGTTCGCGATATCAACGACTTGCTGCGCGAACTCGAGGTGACGCCATGAACCCAACCCGCCGCCTCATCCGACGCGCTGTGCACGACGCGCATGAGAAGCAGAGGCGTGCCCCCAGTAGCTCCTGGCGATCCATGCACCATGCGCGCATACCGGTCCGGTCTCTGCTACGCGCACTACCGTAGAATGGCTGACGGAGTAGGTGAATGAAGCTCCAGAAAATCTGCCGCCACTGTGGACAGCTCGAGCTGCACTACGCTTGCCGTGATGGCCGCTGTATCAAGTGCTACGCTGCTGCAAGGACGCGATACGATGGCATGAAGCGCTGTCCGGCGTGCAAGAGCGTCAAGCCGCTTGAAACGTTTGCTGAGTCAGAGACCAGCAGAGACGGCAGGCGCTATCGGTGCCGCGAGTGCGACAAGCAGCGCGACTCGTCGGTGCTGTTCTGCGAACAGTGCTGCGGACTCCCATGGCGCAGACCGTCGAAGCTGCGGCCTGGTGCAGAGGATGCGGGCGACCGAGTGCCAGACGGCGTGTGTCGCTGCGGGCTCGAGTATCAAGCAGAGCAGATGCCGACGGCAACAGAAGTGCTAAGACAGGGATCGTCGGCGTCTACGTGGGCGCTGGTTGGAGACAGCGAACTGACGAACTATCACCGCGACGAGAATGGCGAGTTCCGCAACCGCGGCGTGCGGGCGGCACCGGAGTACAGGCGGCCGATGCCGATGATGCGCTGCAAACAAGCTGGCAAGGCAACCAGGGGCGAACGACATGGCTAACGACGATCGAAACTATCTCTGTTGGGTTCGTCGGCAACTATGCCTTGGGTGCGGTCGCGAGCCGGCCGGAGAAGCCCATCATTGCGGAAGCCACGGAGTCGCCCAGCGATCACCAGACGCGAGTGCCGTCCCGCTCTGCCGGGATTGCCATCAAGCACGCCACGACCTGCGGGGGCCGTTCCGTGGATTCGAGAAGCGGCACATCAAGGCATGGGAGCGCATGGCAGTCGAGGTGACGCAGGCGAAAGCGCGACTTGCTGGGTGGGATTTCCCCAACGGCAGGATTAGGAAGGAGGATTGGGATAGCTATACCCACTATCAAGTCATACCGAGGCCAGAGCTGCCGGAGAACACCGAGTCGCAGCCCAAGAAGCCTCCGGTCTGGCACTTAACGAGAGACGAGCCGCCAGATGGAAATGACAAGGTTTGGGCATGGGACGAAAACGCCAATGACGAAGTTGTCGTTGCTATCCATCTGGCTGACTACGAGCTAACGGACTGGACCCACTGGACTGAATACACCGAGAGCCGTCCAGATCCGCCCACTCCGCTGGTCGACGTGTCGAAGCTCCGGTCGGACCTAGACGGGCGGATCGAGGAAGCGCGACGGGAGCGTGACGCTGCTGCAGACGACGGCGACTACGAGAGCGCGATCCGATGGCGGACCAGAGCCGAAGCCTGGGATGATGTGCTAGAGATGATTGGAGATGGTGATGAGTGATTGGATTGCATTCGAATTTCGCTTCCCGGTTGACTTGGTTTACGCGCTTGTGGAAAGGGAGGAGTGATGCGGCGCCGAGTCACCTTCACCAGCGAGGAGATAGCCAAGGCGCTGGTCGTCGATGCTGCGCGGCGTGTTGGCACCGAGGGCGACGCGAAGCTGACCGTCGTCAACGAGTGGAACGTCGAGGATGGCTTTGTGAGCCTGACCATGCACCTGTGTGACAGCGATGATGACATGCGGGAGACGATCGCGGAACTGGAGGCGAGGCGCAATGGCAACTGAACTTGCTGAGGCAACTGCGACCATTGAGGCCATGGCAGTTGGCGAATACCTCGACCTGCTGGCGCACGAGGTGTACGGCATCGAACGACGCGAGAGCATTAACGGTCCGCACCCCGAGACTGATGAGGAGCTTCGTGGCAGGCTGGAGATTGGAGACGATCGGATATCTGATGCCTGCTACGGATTCGACTTGAAGCACAGCCATCTAAGGACTGACCCATACTCCGACCTATCACAACGCGCAACCACTGGCCGCGAGCGCCTCATCCAGGGAGCGAGCGACATCGAATGACTAACAATACCCCAACCAGTGGCGCCATGCGTCGCTCACTCCGCAAGCTCGGCGTGCGCCCACGGTGGTGGTGGACACGAGGTCGTCTCTGGGCGGAGTGGCGTGCCCGCGTGTCTGATTCGCTGAGCGTGGCCGTGTGCGGTCGGATGCGCAACGTCGTGATTGGTGTAGCCGGCGAGGACCTGGAGCCTGGAGACATGGTTGCTGTGGACTTTGGGCTCGGCGCGTCGCAGGTGTTGAGGAAGGTCAACGGAGATCCGCCGAAGCGTTGCCCAACCGTTTCCTTCTCTCGTGCACCAGAAGACTATGCACAGGTAGACGGGCTTGAACTAGGCGATACAGTCGAGCTTGACCCAGTCGCATTGGGACTGATGACGCAGGAAGAGTTCGACGCGGAGCCCAAGGGACCGCATGGTGTCTACAAGGTGACGCGAGTCGGGAGGACCGGTGAACCGTGGGAATTGACGGCCGACGAAGGCGGAGACGAGGAATGATCGATGAGTGAAGCAACCATCTACGTCAACGGGGAGCCGGTAGCGAACGTGACAGATGTTGCGTTCACCATGCAGCCAGAGCACATGGGGTTGCGATCGATCACTCGGTTTTTGCCAGAGTCCAGCACAGCCACAATGACCATCGAGCGGACGCGCAAGAACCGAAAGGCATTCGCCGAGCTGGAGTGCTTCATGAATGGCGTCAAGCGGCACCGCAACTATCGCGTCAACAAGCGGAGGCTGGAGCGGAGGAAGGGGTGGCGGAAGACGCAACGAATAAGGGCGCGCGGAAGCCACAAGCGATGGATGTGGGAAGGTAGGATGGCGAGATGATGCCGGAGGAGTCGCGCAAGATGCTGGAACAGAAGAGCTTCACCTGGAGAAACATCCCAATACGGTCGCATCTCAGCTTTCGGAAGAAGATTCCTGGGCACGGCATTCATGCGGAGCTTGCCGCTGCCATCAACAGAGAGGCCAGCCGTTGCCTCCTGTCAGAACGCCAACTCTACGGACTGGAAGAGGCAGCCAGGCGCGGCCGCGAGCGGCTCATTGACGCCCAACTGGAGCTCTGGAAGCATATCGACGGCGTGACCTACCCGCGCGAGCACGCGGCGCGGAGAGTTGACTTGTTAGCTGCGGAAGTTGTGGTTATGATGAAGACGTTGAACGCGGTGGCTGACGGGTGGGAGACGAAAGCGGATCGGATAGAAGCAGACGCGAACCGAACCGTGATGAGCCGGCATCCAGGCTACCTGCTGAAGGTGACGCTGTGACCATTGAGGAACGCATCATTTGCGAGATCGCGGAGTGCAGGTCGTACATCGACACGATCGAACGCGCCGGGCTCGGGAAGTCGCTGGCACCACCATACCGAGAACGGCTCGCCATGCTCGAGAAGGAACTGAAGAAGCGCGAGCCATATTGGCGCGAGTGGGATGACGGTTGCTTCGTGCTATACACAAATGGGAAACACGTTGCGACGTGTGCCAAGCACTACCGAGGAGATGGCTGGTCGTGGTTCTGGAAAGGCAAGCGAATGGGCGGCGGAACGCTCGAGGAGTGCAAGGCGTCGGCGGAAGAGAAAGCGAGGGAACGATGGGTCTAGTTCGGATGACAGAAGACGATATCGTGAGCGAGTTTGAAATCACCAAGGACCAACTGGATGGCGTGAAACTCCTAGCTGCCGTGTACGAGTGCGCCGACTACGAAGGGAGTGCCTTCGTTTTGTTCGAGCGCGACGGGAAGCTGTATGAGGTCAACGGCTCGCACTGTTCCTGCTATGGTCTGGAGGGCCAGTGGGAGCCAACCATAACGACGTGGGCGGCGCTAGCGAAGCGAGAGTTTAGTGCCTATCAGACTCCTGATACTGAATGGCGCGACGAGATGAAGTCGGTTGCTCTGAGGATGGCCGGAGCATGAGCTACATCGGCCTCTGGAACGGCAGCAACGCGGCATGGCGGAAGCCGTATGTTGCAAAGCTCAAGGGCACATGGCGAGGGACAGGAAGCCCATTCACGATGGCGGTCAGCGTATGTGAGCCAAAGGTTCCGTTCATTCCCTCATTGGTTACGTGCTGCAACTGCGGGTTCTCCACGCGGAACACCGAAGCAGAACCCCTGCGCATCAGTTGTTGCCACTGTGGCCAGGTCTACGTTGCGGCGTTTGGATCAACACAGAAGTGGATTCCGAGCGATGATACCGATGGGAACGGCGCCGACAGCATCCGCATCGTCAACCGGGAGACCGGCGAGGATGCAACAGCGGAACAGATGGCAGAGCTGCTTGGTGAGATGCACTCGCCGTTCGATCCGGAGGACGGACGACGGGGGCACGAGGATGTGCTGCCTGGTCCTGCGGTAGCAGACGACGACACGGATGGACTGCCGCCGCTGGATGATGGGAGTCGGTGGGATGGCGAATGGGTTATCGAGGGAGAGTGCGAGTACGAATCAGCAACCCGTCATTGCATTCACGAATACTCGCCAGGAGATTGGTGTCTGAGTTCTGATGTCGGACAACCTGACGTTCCAGACCCGCCAACGGTAGCGACAATGAACGCGCTGCTGGCGAGACACTATCGCTCGCGTGGATGCTATCTGCCCGACCACGTTCGGGCGCTGGCGGAGGATTTGTGTCAAGAAGCCAGCCGACTCGACGCAGGGAAGCCGGGTGCGAACGCCAGGACGCTGGCAGATGCCATTTACTGGGCGTGGAGCGATGCGCGTGCTGCGGCCAATCGTGTTTTGGGCACCCGCCTGCTCGCCATCCTCGACGAGCTGCACGGGAAAGGGGTTTGCTGATGGCAGCTCTGTTCGACCTGACCCCAATCCCGACGTTCGAAGGGAACCCGGACCAGCTATCCGCAGAGCGACGTTTCGACGCGGTCACTCATCCCAACCTGGTGAAGACCAGGACGGTGGCGGCCCAGTTCGGGGCGACGCTGCGCATAGACACGATCGAACTGCGTGGGACACGAATCATTGGCCACGGAAGAACCAGCGTCGAAATCTGGCAGCGCGAAGTCTGGACGGCGGACGCTTGGTGGGTTTTGAAACGAAGCCCGCTCGATTTAGACCCGGGCCCCGAGCCGTGGCTGCTGGTTCGGAGAGAAGATAACGAGGAGCAGTGTTGGTTGCCCGGGTACGAAACGTACAAGGATGTCTATGTCGGATTTTGATGACACAACACGGCCCCCGTTCACTCGCTACCCACTGGCACGAGCCATTCGATCGATCGCCATGCGCCTGAAGAGTACTGGACCCGGCATCCCGGACCCAGCGGAGATCGAGGCGCTGGCTGATTACGTAGCACAACTCGAGGAAGAGATGGCGGCGCGGCGCTACGTCGAGGGGGTCTCCTACCGGGTCGAGTGCACCGCTTCCGGCATCCAGTCTTGGGAGGCGTCGTCGGACCCGGGCGCCAGCCACATGAAGGCGGAAGCAAGAACGTGGGGCGAACTGGCAGCCGTGTTGCGACGGCAGGAACTGCGAGTGGTCGAATGACTAGAGCAGCAATCGCCAAAGGACTCGCACAACTGCACCTCCCCGCGTCATGGATCGAATGGGTCGAGTCGATTGAGGTCCGGTACGACACCCAGCGTGAGGGCCCATACGAAGTCCATAAGCCGCGCCCGCCAGAGCGTGAGTACGAAACCATTGAGGAAGACTGGGACGGATATGAAGAGACCGTCAGGTACGAGACGCACACCATGACCGACGCCGAGATGGTGGTCGCAACGCTCAACTACGAGATGGCGCTGCAACTCTGGACAGAGCGCCACGGGAACGCGGAGACAGCGCAGCAGTACATTCAGGGCCCAACGGTGTTCGTCGTGACACTGAAGGGCAACGGGCGGAAGCTGGAAATGATGGCCGGCAAGCCCGAGAACGGCTGGATGATCCAGTCGTGGAGTGGGTTCTGATGTCCCGCCGACACCAACCAGGCCGCCGCAGTCGCAAACGCAAGCGCGACAACCCAGAGGTCATCATCCTGGCACCGCGCCAGACACCACGGAAAGCGCCGCAGCCAGACGATTACGCCCAACTCCCACCGACACCAGAACGCCAGCGAGACAGGCGCGCAGAGGTGCTGGAGGATATTCAGGAGGAGATACGACGGTGGCGATGAGCGCATTCCCTGGTTTCGCCGAGCACGACGCTGCGCAGGCGATGCGGCCGGAGATGGTCGCCGAGTTGAAGCAGCGGCACCGACTGGAGCCGGCCACCGATGACGAGTGCGACGAGCTCTACCTGTTGTGTGTGCTGTGCTGGACGGGTCACCTGCCGATGCAATTGCGCGGTGAGGCGTCGGATAGGCAGAGTGACAAGAAGCTGAGGGCCGCGGTCGACGGGATGGTGCAGGTCGGATTGTGGCCTGAGCTGGCAAATGAGGATGAAACACGAAAACCGACATAGAGAGCAAAACAAGGAACACGGTACCAATCAGCCTATCGGCTCTGGCTGCAGCGAAGAAGCTTCCGGACCCGGAGTCGAAGGGCAACATGGAGAAGCTGTTGCTTGAGATGGAGCGAGTGGAACCGGTCCCCTGAGCAAGCTGAAACGAGCAACGCCGCCCCTGGCGGGAGGCGGCGTTGAGGCCTGGTGTGCGGCACCCTGCAGAGAGGAATCTGACGGATGGCGAGCAATTGGTCAAGTTCAGGTGTCGTTCAGCCCATCGTGGTGTCGTCGTGATCCCCGCCATATTCGATTGTCGTAGTGGATGGCTGGAAGCGGTCGAGCGTTCGCTTCCGCCTGGCATGTGTGAGTGCTCGGGATTCATTAGCGCCGACGACGCAACGGATATCCGTGGGTATATGCGTGGTGGTGGCGGAGCCCGAGGGCAAGCGAGCACATTTGGGGCGCAGCTCGACCGGGCGGCGCTCTACGCCCACCATGCCGAGCCGTGCTACGAGTGCGGCGGACGCGGTTTCGTGGCGTCGAAGCCAGACCGCCGACCAGCATCCGAGACCCAGCGGATGATGCTTGAATGGATCGGAATCAACGCTCCCGACCTCCCCCCGATGCTCGACCGGGTCTGCCCGGAGTGCGATGGGTGCGGGTACCATGCGCGCTACCTGTCCGGAGCCCACGGCCCGCTGACGGCCCGCATGACCGGTTCCAGCGTCCGATCGAAACTGGGCGGGTCATACTGCCCGGACGCCGCCGACCTCATCGTAGGGAGCCGCCTGGCAGGCGTGGGGAACGTGCACCAGGCGAGTCGCGAGGCTCTGGAGTGCTATTACGCCCCCGACGGGAACACCTGGGTAGCGGTCTGGCACCTGACCCCAGCCGGCAAGACGATGCTGCGTGGCCGCAAGATCAGTGCCCTGCGGCATCGTGAGGCGTTCGCGAACCTCATCGATGAGCAGTCCCGCAAACCGACGGCGAACAGAAAGCTGCAATTCCAGGCTGCTGACGAACAATCGAGAGAGCTCCTGACCCTTGCCCGAAGGATCTGGAACTTCGTGGTGGGCGACGCGCCGGCTACTGGTGGAGACCTGCCCACGCTCGAATACGGCGATGACCACCACGCATCGGAGGACGGCCGGTGAGCACTACTGAGCCAATCCCCCTGTCCGAAATGGCGCGTCGACTCGGCTGGAAGGGACCCCGCCCCGGCAGGCGCCTACTCCGGGAGCTCCGCCGTCGCGAACGCTCCCAGGGTGTCACCATCATGACCCGCAGCGGACCGAACCCCAAGAGCCCATGGCAGGTTACCGAGTCGAGCGTCTACCGCCACTGCCCGGACATGCGCCGGTCGAAGGCGGACGAGGTGGCACGAGACGTTGCTAAGTTCCTAGGCCGGATTGACGATCGGATCCGGGAACGAGTCGCCGAGCAGATCGAGCAAACGGTGGAGCCACAGCTTGAGGAGCTGCGTCAGGTGGACAGCGAACTGGCAAATGGGCTGAAGGGTCTAGCGGAGCGTCTCGAAGTGCTTGCTGGGTGGCCAAGCCAAGTAGCCCACGGTAGCCCACGGTAGCCCACGGTGAGCACACGACATAGAGGGAGCGGGGGATACAGGGGGTGAGGGAGTCCTGTCAGGCAGCGAAAACCTGCCGAGTCCAGGCGCTCCAAACCACCCAGACGAACCCCGAGGCAAGCGGGACTACCCAGCCAAACCGGCCTGAGCCAGCAGCTCAGCCCAACGCCGCCAGTCCCCGCAAGCCTCAGCATCACGGGCAGCGCGGCCAGCAGTCACCGACGCAGAGGCAGCAATCCGAGCACGTACCTCAGCAGCGGCCTGGTAGAGGCCCAGCGATTCGAGCTCGATAGCCCAGCTGGTCAGGTGCTGCGAAGTCATGGCTCACGCTGCGGAAAGTAACGCAGACCGGCCAGGTAGTCAAGTCAACATGAAGCGAACTCGACCGAGAGCAAAGCGGCTGGTGCTCGACGCCATGGCACAGAAGGTCAAGGAGCTGGACAGAGAACGGGGGCCGCGGCTGGAGCGGGAAGCGCTCCGAGCCAGCATCGCGGAGCACGCTGCGGCAAAGCTGGGGCGGCTGGTTGATGAGCTGAACGCAGGGTGAGGGAGACATGGCGGGGTCAACCAGGAAGAAAAAGCCAGACCAGTCACGTACGCGCGACGCCGGACCGCCGCCCGAACTCGAGTGGCTCACCGTCTCGTTTCTCTCCCCCTGGAGGCGCAACCCGAGGAAGAACACGCAGGCGGTCGACGATGTTGCGCGGAGCATCATCGCATTCGGTTGGGGCGCCCCGATCCTGGTCCGTGGCGAGGATGATCGGATCATCGCCGGCCACACCCGGGCGAAGGCGGCCGAGCGGCTGAAGCAGCTTTGGATGCGAGCTCGAACTCGGGAACGTGAAGACTGGCACCCGGACGCGATTCGCACGAAGGACACCGGCGAGGTTCCGGTGCGCCGCAAGTTCGGGCTGACCGAAGCCCAATGCGACGCGCTCGCCGTGGCCGACAACAAGACCGGCGAGAAGGCCGACTGGGACGACGAGCTGCTTGGTTCGGTGCTCGCCGACCTGGCAGAGGAAGGGCTGATAGCGGATCTCGGGCTCGACCCCGGTGAACTGGACCGACTGCTAGAGGGGCAAGAGGACGACTTCGGCGAGGAAGACCTGGATTCGATCCCTGAAGTTCCGAAGGAGCCGCGCACCAAACTCGGCGACGTCTGGACGCTCGGCGAACACACACTGGTCTGCGGAGACTCGCAAGACGCTTCGCTCTGGGATGGTGTCGAGGTCGAGATGGTATGGACCGACCCGCCCTATGGTGTGGCCTATGTCGGAAAGACCAAGGACGCTCTCACCATCGAGAACGACAAACTCGATCCGGAGAAACTGCACCAGTTGTTGCGCAATGCCCTTGGGCTTGCCTGCGCAGCAACGAAGCCGGGCGGCGGTTGGTATGTAGCGGCTCCGCCCGGCCCACTGCACCACCACTTCGGCGCGGTGCTTCGCGACCTGGACATCTGGAGGCAGTACCTAGTCTGGGACAAGGGGTCTTTGGTTCTTGGCCACTCCGACTTCCACTACCAGCACGAGCCAATCTTCTACGGGTGGAGGCCTGGCGCTGAGCATCGCTTCCGCGGAGATCGTAAACAGACCAGCGTGCTTGAGTTTTCCAAGCCGACGCGCTCCGCGGAACACCCAACCATGAAGCCGGTGGAACTGGTCGAGTACTGCATCAAGCTTTCCTCGCTGCGGGGCGACATGGTGGCGGACCCATTCGGCGGCTCAGGGACTACGCTCATCGCATGCGAGCGCACCGTACGCCGCTGCTTCACAATTGAACTCGACCCGCGCTACTGCGACGTCATCGTGGAGCGCTGGGAGAAACTGACAGGACAAAAAGCGGAGCGACATAGCGCGAACGCTAACTAGGCATATTGACGTGGCCAAAGGAAAATCGCGCGCCCAGTTGCGTGAGGAGAAGAACGAGCGTCTGCAACGCATCATCCGTTTGATGACGACCCCCGGGGCCTGGACGAAAGGCGTGACAGCGGCCCGATTGGCCGACGAATACGGGGTGCACCAAACAACGATCGACCGTGAAGCTGCCGAAGTTTCACGGATGCTCAGGGGCAGCGACGACGATCGAGAGGAGCTCCGGGCGAGGGTGAACGCTCAGGTCAACGTCCTCGTCGCGATGGCGACGAAACGGTCGCGCATCACGGATGCACTCCGCGGCCTGGAGCTCCTGTCCAAGAACATGGGGCTGACAGAGCAGACGATCCGACTGGAGCAAGGCGAACGCATCGCGCTCCTTGAGGTGATTCGCGGGGTAGCGGATGACGAAACATTCGATCGCATTGTCGCCGCGTTGGGCGGAGGCGGCGCGGAAGGTCAGGAAGCAGAAGAGGACGGCCGACTCCATTGAGTCATACCGCAACGACCCAGTTGCTTTCGCGAAGGAATTCTTTGGACTCCGTCTTGAGTTCGAAGGCTACACGAAGCAGGCAGACCTCTGCCGAGCGGTCGCCAAGTTTCGCCGTGTAGCGTGCAGGTCCGGTCACAAGACCGGCAAGACTCTTTCGATCGCGTTGCTCGCGTGGTGGTTCGCACTGACTCGCCCGGGGGTTCGAGTCGTTGCCACTCATCCGACAGCGCGGCAGGTAAAGGAGACGATCTGGCGCGAGGTGAGGAAGCTCCGCTCCATGGCACAGCGCGGCAACGCGCTGCCAGTCGTCCCGCTGGACCCATCCACCGGCATCCTGCTTCCGAACGGCTCGCAGATCCTCGGGTTCACCGTTGACGACCCGGATTCCTTCTCGGGCATCTCGGCGCCGGAGGTCCTCTACCTGGTCGACGAAGCCAGCGGCGTGAAGGACGCCGTCTTCGAGGCCATCATGGGCAACCTGGCCGGCGGCGGAAAGCTCGTCGAGACCGGGAACCCGACTACTACTACCGGCCACTTCTTCGACTCGTTCCACGACAAGCGGAACCTGTTCGAGGAAGGGGCGCTGCTTCATATCTCCAGCCTCGAGTCGCCGAACATCCTGGCTGGCGAGATTGTGGTACCGGGTCTCGCTGAGCCCATCTGGGCAGAGGAGATGGCGCGCGAGTACGGCGGGCCCGGGGAACCCGTCTGGGACGTCCGTGTTGGTGGCGACTTCCCCAAGTCCGGACCCAACGTGGTCGTTCCGCTTTTCGCACTCGAGGCAGCGCTGGAACTCTGGCGCGAAGACCCGTCATTGGATCCGGCAGGAACCGCATCCGGGAAGCTTTGCATCGGAGCCGACATCGCGCGCTACGGAGACGATGACACCGTAATCGCGTGGAAACGCGGCGACTACGGCGGGACCCACAGGACGATCCACGGGGCGCCGACCACCGAGGTTACGGGCGAGATCGTCAGTGCAGCCAAGGAGTTGCGACGAGGCAACGAGCCGGTCGTGATTGGAATCGACGAGGGCGGGCTTGGCGCTGGCGTCGTCGATGGTGTGATCGAGGAGTTGCGCGACATAGTCGGGCTCTCAGTGGTTGGGATCAACTCAGCGCAGTCTGCGAACGACACGGACCGCTTCGATCGAATCCGCGACGAGATGTGGTGGATGTTGCGGGAGTGGCTGGTTGACGGGGCAGCACTAGAGCCGAACCACGAGCTTGAGCGCGAACTGGTGGCGCCGACGTACTCTCTCACGCCAGCCGGTAAGATCCGCGTCGAGTCACAGGACTCGATCAAGAAGCGCCTGAAGCGCAGCCCTGACCATGCGAACGCGATGGGGTTGGCTCTGGCGTGCGAAAGCGGCGCCGTCGACTACTCCGGAGCCGCCGAGACGAACAAGCGCCTCATCGCCAACACGCGCCTGCATTCGCGCTTCGGGCCAGACGCGATGCGTGCTCGCAGATCCATGGCCGGCCGTCACGGTCGCGCCCCATTCTGATCCGTTCCTTGCATCCATCCTCCTCCCCAGGTCCCTGACCAGCGGCTCTCCTGTGGGCTCGGCCGTTCCAACCTGAGTCCACGCATCACCCACCCCGCCTGCGCGGCGGCTCGTATTTTCAACGAACGAAGGAAACGACACCATGTCAGGTGCACTCAAGTACGGCGACGCGGCGGCGCGAGAAGTTTCTGAGCGATTTGGCGGAGCATTTGCCACCGAGGCGGCGCTGCAGGCATTGGGTCCAGCGTATCGCGCGGACGGAATGGTGGTAGTAGCTGGAGGCAAGGTCTTCCAGTTCGACGATGACTCGACTGCCTCTGATGGGCTGTCCCCTTCGAGCGGGTCCGGCAAGTGGCTGGTGCGCGGAGAGGCGTCGGCGCTGATTCGTGTGCGCGTCGCTACTGCTGCTGCACTACCAGCCAATACTCGAACCAGCAACACGCTGACAGCCGACGCAAACGCAGCGCTGAATGACACCGGCATCGACGGCCTAACCGACCTTGCCGTTGGTGAGCTGGTGCTGGTGAAGAACGAGTCCACTGGTGCCAACAACGGTCTCTACGTACTGACCGGCATCGGAGCCGCCGACGCAAAGTGGTCGATGGTTCGTGCATCTACGCACTCCCAGAGCGACCAGATGCGCGCCGGAGTCCTCATCACTGTAAACGAGGGTACAGCGAACGGGAACACCCTGTTCATGCTCACGACGGACGACGCGATCGTACTCAACACGACCGCACTGACCTTCTCGGCTATCGCGACGACTACGACTGGGACGGCGCTGCAGACGCTGCTTGCGTCTACCTCCAATGGGGAGGGCGCTTCACTGGTCGGCATCGAAGACTCCGGGACGCTAATCACTGGGACGACAGTCGAGGCAGCGCTCGCGGAAAACCGCGCGCTGATCAACACGAACACTGCCGCTATCTTCCAGAAGCGGACGCTGAACGTTACTCAGGCTGATCTCACTGAATCGTCTGATGGGGTTGCACAAGCTCTAAATATCGGAGCCGCTCTGCCAGCAAATGCTGTAGTGGTAGCGAGCGAGGTTGATATCACTACGCTGTTCAGTGGTGGAGGAGCTACGGCGGTGACCATCGACGTTGGCGGAACTGACGCTGATGCGATCGGTGACGGGCACGACGTTTTCACTGGGGCAGCGACAGGGAAGCTAGCGTTCAGCACCGCCGGAGTACACCCGGTTGGCAGCTTTTCGTCTGAACAATTGACTATCACGTTCACCCCGGACGGAAGCCACGATCTAGCTGATTTGGATGCTGGTGAGCTCGACGTCACTGTTTGGTTCCACGTTCTCGCCTGATCGGTGACCCATGTACGGTGTTGACCTAGCGCTGGCGCTCAGGCGCAGTACGACGTTTGCGACCGCGGCTGCCCTGGCTGACACGGACGCTTTCAAGGCGTCGTTTGCGTCTCCGACATCGGCAACTACGTACAGCGTTGCCACGCTCGACGGGGCGCTGGCCAACCCGGGCCCCGTCACCGACCTGAAGATGAAGGTGGCGCGCTACCCGAGCGTCACCACCAATGCATCCCCTGCGACCTTCAACACCACGGACCCGATCATCTGGACCGGCACCCGTGGCGGGGTTGAAGTAACGGTGCAGACCCTGCTAACCCAGGCCGGCGGAAACGAAACCATCATCGGCACAACGCCGCTCGATACGCTCACCTCGGTTTACGTCCCGGCTCAACTGGGTGGCGGCGGGCTGATGGAGCTTGGGTTCAGCGGCATCGCGTGCCCGCGTCGGCATCTCGTCGACCAGCGCTTCCCGTTCATGGCCGTTGACACCGGAACGGTGAAGGTGGGGTGGCCAGACGGTGTCACCGACAACTTCCCAGTGCAGGCATACCTGGTCGCCCCAATCAGCCCGTACCGCATCTACGCAGACACAACCGATGTTGGGGTTGCGATCCTCGACTGACGTCAGCGAGGATACGTGAGCTTTCTCTCCATCGTACAGCGCGCAGCAGGCGTGGCGGTAGGCGCCGCGAACACCCTGCGGGCTCTGCTGATCCCAGAAGTCCAACTCTACAACCAGTTCAGCCGCATCGGCGGCGGGCTGATGCCCAACCAGATCGCGAACATCATTCGCGAGGCGGACGTGGGCCGACCGGCTCGACTCGTCGATCTGGTCCACGAGGGGCGCCAAAAGGACGGCCACACCCAAGCGGTGTTGGGTGTCCGTGAGCTCTCTCTCGCCAGTCTGAAGTGGTCGATCGACCCGCCAGAGGACGCCGACGAGAACGAGAAAGCCGAGGCGCTGCTCTGCGAGAAGGCGCTACGCGCCTGCGGTGGCTGGCACGTCCTGCTCGCACATCTGGCCGGCGAAGGTAATCTCTTCCCCACCGGGGCCTGGGCGGAGATCGCTTGGGAATACAAGCTGACCGGAGAACTCGCCGGGCGCGAAGTTCCGATCCTGGCAAAACCGATCAGCTGCCGCCGCTTCGGGTTCAAGCGAACCGACGGATCGATCGTCTTCGTCGAGGCCGGCCAAGATCCGGAGTCGAAGGGGATCGACCTGTTCGAGGAGTACGGTCCAGGAAACTTCATCTGTTTCCGCCCCCGCGTAAATGGTGACGTGGCAGTCCGCGAGGGGCTGGCCCGCACCATCGTCTGGAATCTCGTATACCGTAACTGGGGTGTCAGGGACTGGGCGCTTGCTGGCGAGATGGGCTGGAAGCCCTGGATGCTCGCCCAGTACAAGAAGGGATCAGACGGGAAGGATCGCGCGTTCGCTGAGGAGGCGATCGAGGCGCTGACCGCATCGGGTGGGGCCGCCTACCCGGAAACAGTCGATCTGAAAGTCTCGTGGCCCAAGTCCACAGGATCGAATCTGCAGAGCGTTCACCGTGAGCTCTGCGAGTTCTTCGGCCAAGAGATTTCGAAGGCGGTCCTCGGCCAGACACTCACCACCGAGGCAGGCAGTCGAGGCGCCCGGTCGCTCGGTGACATCCACGAGAACATTCTCCACATGATCAACGAGGGGGACGCCCGCGGCATCGCGGAGTCGCTCAACCTCTGCCTGGTCGAACCCTACTACGCATTCAACCACGGCGACTCAATGCGCCGCGGCACTCTCAGGTTCCACACCGAGGACGGTGTCGACCTCGAGATAATGGCCAAGGTTGTCAGCTTGCTCGTCGCTGCCGGCGTGAAAATCCCGCAGGGATGGGTGCGAGATCAGATCGGCTGCCCGGATCCTACCGATGAAGACGAACTCTGCGAACCACGCGACTCCTCGCCAGAAGGCGGCGGAGACGGAAGCGGCGAAGACGTCAAAGAAGCCGCGTAGCGCCAAACAGGCGAAGCGCTGGCACCAGCCCGGATACATCGACCGCGAAGCGCGGCCAGTGGTGACACGATGACGGTACGAACGAATCGCGACGACGTTCGAAGCGAGAGGCTAGAACGCTCTTGGTCGGATGCTCATGTTCTGTCGATCGACGAGGAGTCCAGGACCGTCGACTATGTGCTCAGCGACGACTCAATCGACAGCTACGGCGAGATCGTAGAACAGGAATGGATCCTCGATCGGTTCAAGAACAACCCGACCGTCCTCTATTCGCACAACAGGCAAACCGGCGCGGGGTTCCTCGGTGGCAGCGGCCTGAAACCAGGAGACACGTTTCCCGTCGGGCGAATCATCTACGACACACTGAAGAAGAAGGGGAATAAGTCCTCGGGGTATCGCCTGATCGGAAAGGTTGAGTTCGTTCCAGAGTCCGTCACGCAGAAGATGGGTGACGACGGCAAGCGCATCGAGGCGATTTGGGCGCTTGTCAGTAGCGGGTTTCTGAAAGCCGGTTCCGTGGGCTTCTTCCCACACGATGTCAGGCGCGAAACCCACGACGACGCCGATGTCTACATCCTCAGCAAGAACGAGTTGTTCGAGTTCTCGATCTGCCCGATCGGAGCGAATGCGAACGCCGTCGCGAACTCCTCGGAAGAGGACCGCGAAGCGCGCCGCGAATACCTCGAAAAGCGCGCCGCAGAGTGCGCACAACGCTCGCTCGAATTCGAGAGCGACGACGATTCACAGGCCGCGAGCGGCCAGGAGACAAGCGACATGACTGAAGCTGAGTTCAAGGCAAAGGTCGCGGAGCTCGAGGCGAAGCTCGAGGCATCCAAGACCAACGAGAAGGCCGCGCTGGAGTTGGCGCAGCAGAACGAGACGAAGGCCACCGAGGCAACCGAGCGCGCCGCTTCTGCCGAGCAGGAGCGCGACACGGTGAAGGCCGATCTCACCAAGGCGCAAGAGTCGATCGCGACTCTGACTGCTGAGCGCGACACCTTCGAGAGCGAGGCGATCGAAGCCGAACTCAAGGCTCTGGTTGGGAAGAAGTTCCACGCCAGCGAGATCGACGACATGCGCGAGGACCGCAAGTCCTACGGCAAGGAGAAGTTCGCGGAGCGCATGGAGCGCCGCGCCGACCTCTCCACCGGCAAGACCAAGATTCCGGAGGACACGACCAAGTCGACGCTCCCCGATCCGACCGTTGCTGACGGCTCTGGAAAGGCCACCAGCGAGTACCTCAACCAGGCCAGCTGAAGGCCATCTAACAACCAACACACAGGAGCCTACTGATGTCTCTTCAGGAAGGGTACAACATCCCTGCGGCCTACAAGCGCACCTACTTGGTCGCTACCAGCAACGAAGTTCGCCAGGGCATGGCAGTCATGCTGTCAGGCACGGCGATTGTCGAGTGCGATTCCGATGACGACCTGTACATCGGCATCGCCTACGTGAACGAAGACATTCTTCCCACCGACACGCGCCCATGGACGGCGACGGCTGGTGAGCGAGTCACCGTGGTGAAGCGCGGTTCGCCTTGCGCGATCCCGGTCCGATCGACTGCAGCCGGACTCACCGCTGGAGGCATGTGCTGTCCAGGTAGCGGCGGAGCGGTGGACGTAACGCTCGGTGCCGGAACGGCGCTTTGCAACGTGATTGGCCAGGTCGAGGAAACAGCGACCGCGGCCGGCGAACTCCCTCTCGTCAACCTGGGCGCCGGGTGCGTCTCCGTCACGGCTTCGTAAGTCGCGGAACAGAATAAGGAGAACCAGAAAATGGCACTCAATGAGACCCCCCGCGGCAAGGAATTCAAGGCCTACCGAGAGCGTCTGCTCAAGGCGCTCAACAATCCGTCCAGCGTCCCCTCCGAGGTGGCGAAGGACCTGTCAGAGATGAACGAGGCGCTGAAGTTCATGGCGGCTCGCAAGTCCGGCAAGGTCAGTCCAGAAGCGGTCATGAAGGCCCTCACGGTCGGCGACGTCCAGACCACCCCTGTACTGCAGGAGTTCGCGGTCAAGTACGCGAACGACGAGTATGTCGGGCTGGAGGTCATGCCTCGTGTCCCGGTGGCGGCTGGAACCGGCGCCGCGGAATACTGGGTGGAGAGCGCTGAGACTGCGCTGACCGCTCCCGACGACACCATCGGAACCGACGGCAGCGTCAACCAAGTGAGCGCGGGCCTGACCAAGGACTCCGCCACCATGAACCCGCATGCGCTCGAGGATCGAGTCGATGCTCGCACGCAGGCGGCGATGGACAACGTCGTTAGGTTGCTGCTCGACCCGCTGGCATCGGTGATGGACGCGCTTCTGGCTCGCCAGGAAAGTCGTATCGCCACTGCTGCTTGCACGTCCAGCAACTACGGCTCGAACACCTCGGCAATCGCTGCGGGTGATCGCTGGAACGCTGCTGGTGGAGGCGACCCAACCGGCGCCGTCGCAACGGCGAAGGATACGCTGCTCCTTGGCAGCAGCCTCAACCGAACCGTTGGGTTCTGCGGCGTCGCCGCTTGGAACGTGCTGCGCCGGCACCCAGCCGCGCTCGACATGTACAAGTACCGGGCAACCGGCGATCCGCTGCTCTCGCGGCAGCAAGTGGCGGCATGGCTGGACCTCGACGACCTGTATGTGGGCAGGGCTCGGCTGAACACGTCGCTCCGCGGCGCAACTGCCAGCTACAGCCGATGCTGGACGGACACCGTGTTCGGCGTTGTCCGCGTCTCGCAGATGCCGGCGATCAAGCAGGCGTGCTTCGGCATCACACTGCAGGAACCGTTCGCGGAGACTGAGTTCTTCAACCCGGACTCTGGCGGATGGGGCGAGTTCATTTCGAAGGTCGCGCACGCCGACTCACACAAGGTCGTCTCGGCGTCCTGCGGCTACCTCTACACCACGGTCATCAACACCTGATCGGTGAGCCATGGCAGCGGGGCGTAGCAATAGGGATGGCGGTCGGACGGACTCCAAGAGTTCCCCGACCGCCGCGAGCGAACCGGTCTCAAGTGAGACCGTCACCACCAATGTCACCGAGTCCAAGGTGAAGACCGACATCTACCATGTTGTTGGACCCGGCTCGGTCCTCATCGGTGGGAAGCCTTTGCCACCTGGGGAGCTTCTCGAGCTCACCAAGGAAGAGGCAGAGAAACTCGGTGCCGCAGTGGCTCTTGGGGAACCTCCACCCAAGCCTGTCCCAGCGGAGAAGCGCAAGGCGGGTCGCTACCGTGTGCGGGGCCCTGGCAGTGTCCTGAAGGATCGGACCCACCACCAGCCCGGAACCGAGATCGACATCTCCGAGGACGACGCGCGGTCGCTGGGCGACGCGGTGGAGCCGGTTTGAGTAACCCATGGCCGAGTACACGTTCATCACCCAGGCGCAGGCGACGAACCGCATCAGCGCACAGTTGCTGAAGCGCCTGATGGACGACAACCGTGACGGCACCGCTGACACCGACGTCGTCACGCAGTTGATGAACGACGCCACCAGCAAGGTTGCGGGATACATGCAGGGGAACTACGACCTCGATGTGGTCGCCACTCGTCTCGGCGAGAACAAGGTCCACGAGGTTGTCCGCCTCACCCTCGACGCCTTCGAATGGATGGCGGTCAAACGCCATCCGAGGGCGGCCCCTGAGCACGACTGGATGGAGCTGATGAAGGCCAACAACGCGGAGCTCAAGCTCCTGCGGGAGGCCTTCACCAAGCTCGACATCGAGGACGACACTGTCGAGCCTGAGAACGTGGGGGGCACGGTCAGCCCGTCGGCGACGTCCGCCGCCTCGCTCAACACGTTTCGGATCGGAGGATTTTCAGATTACTGATGGGCAAGCGCCCTCTTCCGCGCCCTCCCGGGATGCCGATCCACATCTACCGATGCCACCTGCTGGGGTTCCGAGTCCGTGCTTTCTGCGACTGCCACCGTCGACCTGTCCGAGTTTTACCGCCTCCGCGACCAGACGAAGCGGGCGGCGGCGGGCCTGTGCATGCGGGCGGCGCGCGACGCAGCGAAGGCGGGGCGTGACCGAGCGAAGGAACGGGCGCCGGTTGGGACGTACTACAACCTCGATGGGAGTAGCTACCGCGGCGGCCGGCTGAAGCGTGAGATCACGGTCAGATTCGATCGCGCGGTTCCATTCGGGTCCGAGTGGGAGTTCGTGTCACCGACACCGTACTCCAGGTACGTCGAGGATGGAACCCGCCCGCACCCGATCCGGGCATCCAGAGCCTTCCAGTTGGTCTTCTATTGGCCAGTGATTGGCGGAGTGTTCGAGGGCTTCTCAGTCAACCACCCCGGCACGCAGCCCCAGCCGTTCATGGCGCCCGGGTCGCTCGAGGCCCAGAAGACGCTTATTCAGACGGTGGAACGCGGGTGGGTGTCGATCGCTGCGCGCTGGAACTGAGACACCATGCGCGCCGGCACCAATTCCAAGACTTCTTCTCTGTGATCCGCTTCTCGTAAACCAGAACCTTCAGCGTTGCGAGCAGTTCAGATCGAGAGATGCAGGAGCACGTTTTGCGCAATTCTGGCCACGTTCTTGGGCCGCGCCGCAGTTCACGCAAAACGACCGAGCGGCAGTACCTTTGCAATCTAGTCATAGGCCAATCTTGGCAGTCGAATGTGACAGTACACTGCCCGATCTGAGTTTTGTCGTACTGGGTACGAATCGTCACATGCCATGACCGACTACCACGGCATCGCACCGCTCCCGGCCGTCAGTCGCGGCGCCGAGCCAGTAGATCCAGCCGATACCTCTCCGGCGATCACCGACCCCGGGCTGGTGGTCCTGGCCGACTTCTTGAAGGCCGTCCTCGTCGCCGAGCTGGACGACGCCTTCACCACCGACTTTCCCGTCGAGGACAGCGTCTGCCGCAAGGCCTACCCGCACGATCCGCGGGAGGACCTACTTGAGGCGAACTGGCTGCCGTCGCTCTTCTGCTGGCGCGGGTCCATTACCCCCCAACGGTTCGAGGACGGCTATCGTGGGTCCACCTCCACCATCATGTGCCTGTGGGTCTTCCCCCCGGCGGATGAGCTGCTGGGCACCCAGATGGCTCCGATCGCCAATGGGGTGGCGGCGGCGCTGACCAAGGCTCTGCTCGAGCTCGACGGGCGCCACCCGGCATGGGTCGTGGATGGCGACACCGACCCCTACGCGGCCACCTACGGCTCGAGCCTGCTCGACCAGGGCGGGTTCTGGATCGTCGAGCCTGAAGGCGACATCAAGTTCACCGAGGTGAGCATCGGTACTCAGCAAATGTCCGGGCTCCTCTGGCAGATTGCCACGCGCGAGAACCACGTGCCAGGGACGCAAAGCGGGTTGGGTACTCAGATCCAGACAGTGATCAACGAGCCGGGTGATGACCCGGTGTTCGTGCAGACAACAGTTCGTACAGCGAGCTAGCGACCACCGCGCCGAGCCAACGCCGGCGCACAGCAAGCGGGGTAACGATGAAGATCGAAGGGACACCGATCCAGGATTTTGTCACTGCTGCCGATGGCTTGCAGGGGACCATCAACCTGGAGCGCGCTCACGCGGAGAGGGGTGCTGCATGAGCTCCGGAACATCTCCGAAGCCAGGCGACGTTGTCATGCTGCGCAGCGGTGGCCCGAAGATGACGGTTGTGGCGATCCAATCCGGTCGAGTCGCGTGCATCTGGTCAGACGGCAACGCCGTTGTGGAAAAGGACTTCGCGCCGATCGCTCTGACGGTCACGAAGGGTGAAGATCAATGAGCGCAAAAACACTGCGCGTGCGCACCAATCCATTCTTCGCACTCGACCACCACGGGTGTCCGTGCGGCGTTGCCGCCCACGAGTTCGTGAAGGGTCGGAATGGGCAACTCTTCCGCCCCACCGAGTTCATCGGCGCCAGACGCGCGTCGAACCCAGAGGTCGAGCGCGAGGCCCCCCCTGGCGATCCAGAGATCGGACGCTTCACGAAGGCCAAGGTCCACATTCGCTACGTCTTCGATCCTGGAGACATCGAGATCGCTGACACCCGCTACAATCGACTCCAGGTCGCTGACGGCGTGCTGCTAGCCGCGAACGCGGAGACGGCGAAGGCGTGCGGGATCAAGTTCGTTGCTCCGGACGAGGTGCGCGAATCCTGGCGGAAGCGCCAAGGGTGCGAGGTTGATCCGCTGTGGAAGGGCGATGCTCCGAAGGCGACGCAGCCCGACGCTGCACCAGATCCAGAACCGGAGCCCACTCCGAAGCCCGACACCAAGTCCAGCGGCCGCAAGGCGAAGCCCTGAAACCATCGAGGAGTAGACAAGAATGCCCCTGTTCACCCTGTCCGCAAGCATCGGTCGCGTGCCGATTGTCGCGCAAGAGAACCAATACGCGCAGGGCCGCTCCACTGGAGAAGGCGTGTGGATCGTTGCGTGCACTGGCACCAAAACGTCCGCTGGATCGATGACGGCCGACCAAGACGTCGAGTATGCCTACTCGGACGCCGACGTCGACGCCTACGTGGGGCCTGGATCTGAGTGCGCTCTACAGGCCTACGAGGTGATCGCTGCCGGTGCTGTCTGCGTCCTGGCCCCGGTTGCGGAGGCGGGTGGCGCACAAGCAGGAACCCAGACCCTGACCTGGACCACGCTCGGGAGCGGGGCTGGAACCCTCTACCTGTGGACAGAGCAGGGAGAGATTTCCTGGGCCGTAGACACCGCGTCGAAGGAGAACACCGCCGACAACTGCGTCGCAGCGATCAACGCCAAGACGAAGCTTGGCTACACTGCAGCGAAGGGTGCCGGCCCTGATTATACGGTGACGCTCACTACGAAGAGCAAGGGTGTCCGGATGAATGACTTCTACACGAAGCTCATCACCACCGAAGCTCCGACTGGAAACTCAACTGCGCACGCTGGTGGAACCCCCACGACGTCCGGCATGGTGCCGTTCACCGGCGGGTCCGGAGCAGACAACGCCACGACGGTACTCGGATTGCTGGAGAACGCGGAGTACAAGCGGATCGCATTCGCGCAGAATGATGCCACAAACGCAGCTCTGCTGGAGACCTACCTGGACGCTCAATCCGGGGCGCTCGTTGAGCACCTGGAGCAGGGCGTTGTCGGCCACAACGGAGCCTATTCGGCTGCCGCAAGCATCGCCCAGACGACGCTGAACGCTTTCCTCTGCCAACTTGCCTGGTGCCGCTACTCGGTGCGCCATTCGAGTCAGATCGCGGCGCGCGTAGCTGCGGTTCGGGCGGTCTACGAGCAGCAGAACCCGAACGTGCGCGCAGCTGGCACCTTCAACGACCCGGCTTCGAAGCTCTGGACGACCAACCCACAATTGGCGGCGGACATTCCTTCGCATGCTGAACTGAACGTGGCTCTGGCCGCCGGAGTAACTCCCGTCATGCCGTTCGCTGGGACGACCAGGATCGTCTACTCGATCACCACCTACAGCCTGAATGGCACGGACCCCGACGACCGCTGCTGGGGCACCCAGTGCGTCACGGTCCCGCAGTACGCTCGGGAGCAGTTGGGGGCGCTGTCGCAGGAGTTCCTTGAGTCGAACCCAGGCGTCGGCCCAGACCTGCCCGATGGGCGCCCGCAGATCGAAGGCGTCGGCACCCCGAGCCTGTGGAATGCGTCGGCGACGAAGCTCCACGAGGACCTAGTCACCGCCGGCTACCTGATGGCAGAGGACGACGACGGCAACGAGTCGGTTCCCATCAGCGCCTACAACTCGAGTAGTACGCCGAAGCGGATCGACACGATTTTCCCATGCATCGTGCGGCCGCACCAACTGCAGCTCGCCAACCTCATTCGACAGGTCGCCGCCTGATCTGACGCCCAGTCTCTGTCGGCTCGCCTAGTGGCGTGACCCCGCTGCCGCGGGGCGAGCCGGCACCCTTTCATGGCCGCGCCCAGCGCGAGCCCACAGCCGAGGAGCATCCATGGCTTCGAAGTTTCGCGCCGCGTCTATCTACGTCAAAAACAGGCGCTTCAAGTTCCAAACCGACGGCTCGCTTCAGATGAGCGACGGATCCGAGGCCATCATTATCGAGGGTGGTTACGAGAACCATTCGACGGGTCCACTCACCTCACAGGTGCAGATGAATCGCGCCGTTCCAGTCGGCGGAGACGGCTCAAATCTCGAGGAGTACTTCGTCGAGCAGGAAGAGGTGGAGATCACGATGGGGCCGATCAACGGAAAACTCGTGACCATCAAGCCGATGCGGATCACCGAAGCCTCATTCGCTGGCGACCACAGGAATGGAACGCAGACCGGGTCCATCACGCTGATGGGCGGCAAGCCGAAGATCACCGGATGACCTAGATTACCAACCAAGCGGGGCAAAAATGAAGGCGAGCGAGCTGCTGCGGGGAAACCCGCAGGTCAAACGGGTGCCACTTCCGATCGCAGGCACCATCCCAGCACTACGACTGCACGGCAAGACGCCAGAGCAGAAGGAGGCCGATCTCGAGGCGTGGCGCGCGGAGCATCCGGGGCAACCGGATCCCGTGCCGCAGCCCGAGGTCGGCCTTTTGGCTTTGGAGCCACTGCAGAGCGGCGTCATCCTCGAACGAGCACGAGAATTCGCCAAGGCGAGAGGACTCGAGGATCCGAAGCCCGACGACGAACTCTACGAGTATGGAAAGGCGATCTGGACCTGCCTGCTCGGGGTAGTGGATCCCGACTCCGATCCGGCGAAACCGGAGCCGTTCTTCGACAAGGGGATCGAGCAGCTTCTCTCCCTGCGTGAACTCGGTGTTGATGGGATCCAGGTGCTAGCCAAGGAGCACGACGCATTCCAGATGGAGGTGTCTGGTCAGCTCAACGAACTGACAGAGGACGAGTACCGGGTGATGCTCGAGGAAGCGACGGGCCCACATGGCTTCCCTTTCTTGTGCAGCTTGCGGCACGGCGCGCTACTGAACTTCGCGCTTACTACGGCAAACCAGCTAGCCATCTGTCTCAAGCTCAAGTCTGGTGGTGGGCTCGACTCTGCGGAGACTTCGAGGAGTGGGCAAAGGAGCAGAGAGGCGGAGAGGGAGCCAAACCGAAGCGCGATCAGAACAAAGAGATCGAAGGGTAGGCGGCGATGAAGATGTCAGCGGTAGCAGCCGTCCGCAAGCCGCCGCCCGCGACGATCGTCCTTACTCCAGGCGAGTGGGCCACCAGTTGGGATGGCCGCCCCGATCGCGACGTCTGCTTCGGTCTCCGTCTACCAAGCGACCAGGACGAGTCCAACGCACGCCATGATGCTGCCGACAGGGCTGCGGAGAAGTTCCGTGGGACCGACGATCTGGACTCAGCAGAAGCTGAGTGGAATGACGCTGTAATGGCTGCGCTCGTTGGTTCGTGTGTCTGCGATCCGAACGACCACCGCAACGACCCAGAGCAACTCACGCACCCGATCGATTCAATCCGATTGGCGCTACGGAGCGAAACCATCCGGCGCATCTACCATCATGTCGAGCGGCTGAAGGTCGAGCAGAGTCCGTCATCGATCGAGGCTGATGACGCCGACATTGGTGCCCTTGGTGACTTTCTTCTTGAGTATGGGTGCCCGCCATGGCTCGACGAGATGGCCGCCCAACGGGTTCGTAGGCACGCGCGATACATCCTCGATGAGATCGAGGGCGAGGACTGACCATGACTCCCGTCCGCGTCAAAGTAGGCTGTTCGCTAGCAAGCGGATGGGAAAAGCCATTCTCGTCGATCGAAAAGAGAGCGCAGCAGGCTGGCAAAAAGGTCCAGCAGGGACTGAGTGGTGGGAAGAGAAAGGGAGTCGGCAGGGGAGGTCGTGACACCTGGTCGCAAGAACATCTGGCCGCAGAGAAGCACGCCACACAGGCGACGAAGAGCGAATCTCAAAAGCGCCTGGCGGACATTCGCAGGGAGATGCGCGAGCGCAATCGCGAGCATCGTGAGCTCCTGAAGGAGGTTGAGAAGGAAGAGAGGAGGGCTGCGCGGCAGCAAGCAAGAATTGCCAGGGAGCGCGCGAGACAAGAGCGGCGCGCGATGAAGGAGCGAGAATCATTCGCTCGCCGGACGTCGCATCGAGCCACGAGGTTCTTCTGGCCCAACGCCCCTGTGATGTCGATGGCTCGTCGAGGAGCAATGGACATCGCTCGCGGCGCAGGCGTCGAGACGAACTTCGGCAGCCTGATGGGTCGCGTCGTACAGACCGACAAGATGGCGCGGGACCTGTCGATCCAAGCATTCAGGGAAGGCGAAGAAGGAGCCGCGGGTCAGCGTGTTGATCCAGGAAAACTTCGAGAGGAGGCACGCGCCCTAGGTGAGGAAATGAGTGTCGCAACGGAGGAGATCCTGCGCGGTCAGAAAGCATTCGTGGACCTTCTTGGCAACCTCGAAGGAGCAAGAGCCCTGTCTCCAGAGCTTGCGCGGCTTGCGCGATCGCAGGCGGTGGATTTTGAGGACACCATGCGAGCGGCCGGAAAGATCGACTCGGCGCTCGCCAGCCAGGCGGAGTACGCCGGCGATGTTGCCAAACGAAACCGGGTCACCCTGGAACTCATGAAGGGGATCGTATACCAGGGGAAGATTGGCTCCATCACCATGGAGAAAATGGCGAAAGAGCTACCAAAGCTTTCTGGCATCGCCAACCTCTTCGAGGGCCAGACAGGCAGGAACATAGGTGAACTCACCGCCATCGCCCAACTTGCGGAGCGCGGCCCGGCGAAGAACGCCGCAACCGCGTCTACATATACCCAGAACTTTGCTCTGGCGCTCACCAAGCAGGCGTCAAAATTTAAAGAGGTCGCTGGCGTGGAGGTTTTCGGCGCCGGTGGGAAGATGAGAAGCTTACGCGAGATCATGACCTCCACGCTCGCGGCAACGGAGGGGACTCGCGAGGTGAAGGTCCGGGGACGCGGGCGCGTGCAGATGAACCAATTGGAACAACTGCAGACCATAATGCCCAACAAGAGAGCATTCTTGGCTATGCAGGAGTTCGTCACTGTCTTCCAGGGAGCCGGTGGAGGCAAGGCTGGTGTAGCTGCCGTCAACAAGGAGTTCGACAAGTTTGCGCGCCGCGTGTCTGAATCGCAGATCGACAGCGATCTAGCAACCATGCTCGGTGGAACCGAGGCCAAAGCGAAGCGATTCAACCAGCAGCTTGAGAAGATCGTGGCTTCGATGGCGGACAAGCTGATCCCAGCCTTCGAAAAGCTGGCACCTCAACTCCTGAAGTTGGCGGAGCAATTCGGCCGCATCGTTCAATGGGCGGCCAGCAACCCAGGTCAAGCGATCGTGTCAGCAATCGTCTTCTCGATTGCGAGAGCAGGGCTTGAGTCAGCGTTCCGTGGTGCGATCGAGAGGGCAATCCTTGGATCCATTCCCCGGGGAGGAATCCCTATTCCCCCTGGAACTATTCCACCTGGCACGGTTCCTCCAGGAACCATCGCGCCGGGCGCCGTCGGAGCTGCGGCGGGTAAGGCCGCGCCAATGGCCGCTGGGACGGCGGCAAGTCTAATGGCGATTGGTCTGCTTGCGGGCGGAACCGAGGCTATGGCGCTCAGCGGCAACATCAGGGGTGGAACGAACCAGACCGGAGCGAACGATCTTACCGCTGGCTCTGTTGCGAACTTCCTGTTTGCCGGTGGCGCTGTCGGCGCACTAGGAACGCTTGCCGGTGGTGGGTCGCTCGGGGACGCGGCCAAGGAGCTCTCGGTCTACAAGGCGGGAAAGTGGGCTTACGACTTTGCCTCCGACCCGACCGGTGACAAGGCGATGAACGAGCGCGCGAAGGCGGAAGCTGCGGCGCGCGAAAAGGCGGCGGCCGAGCAGGCGAAAGCGGCGCAGCAACTCGACGGGATCCAGCAAGCTCTGCGAGGCGAGGTGCGGGTGCGCGTGACGAATACGCAAGAGCTGAAGAACGCCGCGACACCGACGATCGACTCATCTGGACGCGACAAGCAGTGAGCCATGGCCGAAGCATACCTGGATACACTGCAGCCGCTGAAGTTCGGCGGTATCACGATGCCGTACCAGCGGATCACCGTCCGTGGTGTACAGCGAGATCACGTCCACGAATATCCTCACGTTCATGGAGGGGCTGCGGAGAAGCTCGGTCGCAAGCTGTACGAAATCAGCGTGTCGTCTAAGTTCGACGAGCGAATTGGAAGGGGTGGCGGGCGCTTCGCAAATCGAAACCTGCTGACCGATCTCGGGGTGCTACAGCAGTACTTCGAGAACGGCGACACACAAGATCTCTACATCCCCAACATTGGTGAGATTCGCGCCTATTGCACGAACTGGACGCGCGAGCTCTCGGTCCAATGGCGCAGCGGTGAGAGCGTTGAGCTGACGTTTCGAGAGGACCAGGAGTCCGACTTCCTCACGCTCACGACATTGCAGTTCCAGGTCGGGGTCATGTCTGTGCAACTCGGCGACTTCGAATCGCTCAGCCCGGATCCGATGCCAAGCGTCTTCCAGCAGATCCGAGAAGGGGTGAACGCGATCCTGGCGTTCAGGGACACGGCGCAAATGTGGGCGGGGTTCCTGGCGGAGAAGATCGAGGGGATGCGGGCGCTGTTCCAGGAGGCGGACGAGACGCTCGACTTGCTGAACGATCCGGAGAATTGGGAATTGCTCGAGGCGATGAAGCGCCTTTGGGAGTCCGTCAACGACTTCGCAGAGACGGCGCTCGGGATCGATCAGTTCAAGACCTACACGACACCGAGCGAGATGACGGCGGACGAGGTGTCGAGCGCCATCTACGACGGCGACAGCAGCTACGCGATCGACATTCTGAATCTCAACGCGATCGGTGACGCCTACCACATCCCAGCTGGAACCGACATCAAGTATATCCCGGCGGCGTGATGGCGGATCGAGGCTGGCTGGCGGACGAGGTTTCGATCCGCATCAACGACGAGGACGTGGCATACCGCACCGAGGACTACTCGGTAAACGTCTCCGTGTTCCAACAGCCCAGCGCATTCTCGCTGAAGCTCGGGGCGGCAACGATCCAAGAGCAGTGGGCTCGGCACGACAACGAGATGCCGTTCGAACTGGCGCTACGTCACATCCCATACCCAGGAGAGAACCAGTCAAAAGAAGTGGTCCTGCAGACCGGAAGACTCGACACGGTGGACGTGGTCGAGGGGGAAGGTGGGACGCTGCTCGAGTACCAAGGCCGCGACAACATGCGCGAGCTTTTCAAGAGCTACTTCAAGGCGGACACAAGCTACTCAGAGAAAAGCTACTACGACCTGGTACTGTCACAACTCGAAGCGGTGGGGTTTACTGTTAACGACCTCAAGAGCGGCGACACGGCGCGCGAGTTGATGGCGATCCAGGGGACGCAGGTCAAGCCACCGAAGTCCAACACGCCGAGCGTAGACGGGAAGACGCAGACAGTCGAGGAGGTGGAGTCGGGGACCGCTCGGGTCGTTTACAACGTCATCACCGGAAACGCGGGAGAGCAACGCTACGCATGGCTCAGAGCCCAGTTGATGCGGGCCGGGCTCTTCCTTTGGTGCGGGCCGCAAGGATGGTTTCTGCTCAGCGCACCCAATGGCGACCAGGAGCCAGCGTTTGATATCCGGCGCAACCTACACGGGGAAGGAAACGCCCGCCTGGTCCGCCTGCACCGCGACACCACGAACCGCCACTGGCGCGTGCGAGTGTTAGGGAGGGCCGGGGGAGGAAAGGATGGGCAGAAACAGGTCACTGGGTTCCACGACGACGGCGCGATGCTTCGGCGCGTCAACGATTATGGAGCCAAACGGACGGTCAGGTTCGACATCGACGAGCAGATTCGGACCACCAAGGAAGCGGAATACAAAGCTCGTAGGCTGGCTGCGGAAGAACGGCGTGAAGCCTGGAATATCGAATACCAGTTCAGCGGGCACACCGTTCCTGCGCTTCATGCTCCAGGACAGCGCACGGTTCCGCTTCCAAATTTCTGTTGCATGGTGAACGACGAGAGGATTGGTCTAGAGAATGCGCTCATGTGGGTCGGCGACGTCACGTTTGCGCGCAGCATGGGCGGAGGAACCACGACCAACGTCAAGCTCTACCGACCAGAGGACTTGATATTCGCCATCGAGGACGACTGATGCCGGCTTGGGACTTCGGAACCGTACAGCTGAGCGATTGGGATGCTGACGGATTCCTCGGAATCCAGATCGACCCGGTGGCGAGCGATGAAGACCCAGGAGGGATGCCGCTCGCAGAGGCGCACCACCCGTATGGCTTCTTCGGGCGCCCACGCGACCCCGATGCCGATGGTCGCGGCTGCTCTGTGCTCACGATGCGGCGGGGTAGCAGGGAACGCTACGCCTTCGTAAAGTCGGACCCGAGAACGCTCGAACTCATCCCAAACGGAACGAAGGGTGTCAGCTACCAGTTCGCCTTTACGGACGCAGGAGAGCTATCGTTCCACGAGATCGACGGGGAGACAGGCACCCATTCGATCTACGTCCCCGATGGGGACTCGGCTCACTTCGTCCAGATCGGCGTGGACGACAACGGCGCCAGTGTCCTGAATCTCCAGCACTCCGAGGGCATGGCGGTAGTCATGTTCGAGGAGAAGACGATCCTCCATAGCGCTGGCGGCGGGGTGTTCGTAGAAATTAGCGACGACGGGATCCTCTGTAACGGTGCACTGAAGACCTATGGTGGATTCGAGGCGGGCGGCGACGGCGCGTTGCCACTGGTGCTGCACCCTGCCATGGCGACGGCGCTGACAGCGTTCTGCAACGCCATCAATGCGATCATCCCGGCGACTGGGTCCCCCGACTCCGGAGCGGCCGTTGCGACCCAGTTGAAGGCAGCGGCGACGGCGCTGGCAGCGGCGCTGGCCGGAACCGCATCGACGTTGACCAAGGGGCTCTGATGACTCTCTGCAAATTCCCGGTAGTCCCCCTCGGGCTTACCATTCCTGCGCTACCGGTTCCTGGGATCCCGTCCCTGCCGAACCTGCCGGCAGTCCCCGCTCCGCGTTTCCCGAATGTTCCGTTAGTCACCCTTTCGCTTGCCGTCCCAGCCCTCCCCATTCCGGGCGTGCCGTCAATTCCGAGCCTCCCCGCGGTACCAGCCCCTAGATTCCCAAACGTCCCTATGGTGGCGCTGGGGCTTGCTGTGCCGGCTCTCCCCATCCCAGGAATCCCATCCCTCCCCAACCTCCCGGCAGACGTCTGCCCCCTCGACGCGACTGGATGACCCATGGGTGCTGGATCCTACGCCCCAGCGGCATCACCTGCCGGGTTCGACCCGGTTCTGGACCCATCCGACGCGGCCAACCGCGTCTGTCCAGCGGCGCTGCATTTTGATGCCAGCACCAAGACCTATTTGCTCAATGGGACCGCGTGGAAGGAACTGCACCCGGTCGACGCGCAGGTCGCGATCGGGTTGCTCTGGGCGCAAGGGTCGTTCCTCGGAGACAAGACGATCGGTCACACCCTGCGTGACGTGCAGCTCGGTCAACCGAAGGCGCGACTGCAGCGCGACATCGAGGAGCGCGTCCGAAGCGCCAACCCGATCAAGCGGCTGCTGGCGGCCGGAGACATCGAGATCTTGAACATCCAGGCGGACCAGAACTCAAGGCTTGGACGGCTCTACGTGAAGACCACCTACCGCAACCTGCGGGCCGATGAGCAGAGCAGGAGCGTGACATCGTGACCGAACTCGAATTCGACGATCGCGCCGACATCATTGAGAAGTACCAGCGCGATCACAAGCTCCGGAACCAGGGTGCTGAGACGGGTGTGGGGACTCCGCCCTATCTGGACGCGGTGCTGTTGGCAGACCAGTTGATGCCGATTCATGCTGCGGCGATCCAGTTGGGGCGCGCGCTGCAACTCGATGGGAAGTCGCTCGATGAGCTTGAGGAACTTGCTGCCCAGCTCGGCGTTCCGCTGCAGGGAGCGACCGGTTCGAACGGGTACGTCACCGTGCGGACATCTACTGGAGGCTCCTCGATCCTCAGCGGCGACGAACTCACCGACCAGGTCACTGGACTCCGGTTCCGATGCACGCAGACCAAGCTATACACCAACGGCGAGGACGTACCGGTCGCTGCCATCGACACGGGACCGACAACGAACCTCGACGCAGAAACAGTCCTGCAGTGGACGGCGCCGCGACCAGGCTGCTCACCAACCTGCACAGTGATGGAGCAGACTAACGGCGATGGTCTAAGTGGTGGTGCCGATGCCGAGGGTCGCGAGCAGATCATTGCCAAGATCATCGACCGCCTCTCGAACCCGGCGGCATCCGGAAACGTCGCCGACTATCGAGCAACGATCAAGGAGACACCAGGCGTCCAGATCGAGGAGGCGTTCTGCTACCCGGCGATCTATGGGCCAGGCACGATCGGATGGACGATCACGGTGGCGCCGAACAAGTACGGATCGCGGCTGCCTAGCACCGCGGTCTCCACGCTGGTGCGGGACTACATCTTCGGGCAGATGCCGAAGAGCGACCTGCAGTTCTATCTCGACCCGACAGCGCAAACCGTTGACGTCGTCGCCAAGGTCACCTGGGCAGAAAGCGCGGCGCAGTGGCTCAACGAAACGCCGTGGCCCGCATACTTCGAGGAGAGTCCCGGTAGCGGATCTGGGGCGGTGCAGGTCGGCACGGTCACCTCAGCGACCTATTTCCAGCTCGTCACTGCCAACGCAGACTACTCCACGTGTGGGGACATCAGCGCCGGCATCGTGTTTGCGATCTGGGACCCGACTCAGCGCAAGTTCATCCGCAAGACTGCTCTCAGTGTGAGTGGAACCGGGCCGTGGATGGTGACGATCGACACATCATACGACGCATCTGACGCGACATACACTCCGACCACTGGGCAGCGGGTCATGCCGTGGTCTGACTCCCTCGATTCACTGGTTGCGGCTGCCATCGCCTACTTCGACGGAGTTGGCCCAGGACCAATCACCCACGCTGTACTAGACGGACGGCGTGGCGAACGCGATCCATCATCGCCGACGTATTGGCCCTACCAGGTGACGAAGGCGCTGGACGTATCCCTGCTCACGCTAGACGCAGTTGCTAGTGGAGAGGTGGTCGAAGGTTCCGGCACCGTTGCAACCACCCATGCGAGCAGCCCGCGTCTCCTGCAGCTTGACGAGCTTGCGGTCTTCCCGGAGTAATCATGCCAGCGATCGACTATCCGCCATTCGACGGCGACGGCGTCAGCATCTATCCACATCGCCCGAGTCTCGACAACCTGGGCGGAAACACAAAGGCTGACGACCAGAACTATCCGCCAAGCTCAGACGAGCCATCAGCTGACGAGTGGAACCGGTTTGCGGAGCTGCTTGCACTGCTCGGCGCGAGCATGCCGACTGTGATGATGACGATCGACATCGTGTCCGGTACGCCGCAGATCGACAAGTTCTGGGCCGCCAACTCGGCCCTGACGACCACCGATTTCCCGCTAGTCGACAACGGAACCGGTGACACAACGATCTCGTGGGCAGCGAACTTGCTGCCACCAAGCAAACTCGATCCAGAGCTCTCGCTGCACTACCCAGCCATGACGGTCGACGGGTCGATCGTCCTCGACGAGGGTGCGCGAACCATGCGGGTCCGCACATCATACGGCGGGTCACCGCAGGACATGCGCTTCACCGTGGTCTACCGATGAAGTTCTCTTGCTTCGCCCGGTTCGGGCACTTGCGGTTCACCTCGCAGAGGTCCGAGGCGGAGACCATCTACGAGTCCATGATTCGCGCGTTCGGTGGCGAAGAAATGGTGGCGGACGGTGGCGAGAGGGTGGACGAGACGATCCACGCCAGGTTCTATTCTCACGCAATGCGGTTGGCGACTGCCAAGCGGAATTTCGATCGGGTCCGCGGCAACATGAACCCGGCGAAGTCGGTCGAACTCCTGAGCTACTGGGAGCAAGTCTACGGACTGACCCCGCTGCCCACTGCAAGCGATGACGAGCGGCGTGCCGCGCTGGATGTCGCCCAGCAAGCGGCGCAAGGGTGTCGCGCTGACGTCGTGCATACGGCGATGCAGGAGTTGCTCGGCAGCCACCTCATCGCGGTACGCAAGATTGACGACACCGAGTACTACGTCAGTCCGTACCAGTGGGACCACATCAGCCTACGTCCTGGGACGTGGAAGCCAGCTACCACGGTCGCCAAGCGACGGTCGTTGAACACCGCTGTTCACACAATTGGTGACAACACCATCGACACCACCTACGTCGGCGGGTCAACCGACATGTTCGTTGTGGGCGACAAACTTGTCGTGGATCCAGGCGTCCTCGGTGTGCAGGAGTCCGTCGATGTTCAGTCGGTAAACGGCACCACGCTTACTGCCAACTTCGCACGGGCCCACGCTTCCGGAACAATCGTCTCGACAGAACCATGGCCGACGGCGTTCACAACTGGGCGCCACACGCTCATCGTTACAGACTCGACGGTGGCACAATCGAATTCCTGGCGGACGCAGATCAACGCCAAGCTACGCAAGCTGATGCGTGCCGTTGATACATGGGACATCGTCGAGGAGTACTCGGCTGGGCAACTCGGACCGTTCAAGGTTGAAGAGGGAATGATCGGAATCACTCCGATCGGTACGCTGGCGACGTAGGAGATCCATGGCACATTTTTCGTACATTCGTGGGTCACTAGGAGCTTGGGCAGCCGGAACCATCGTTACTCAGGGCGAGTTCTGGTCGATCGACGAGAGCATCTACAAGTCGATCAACGGCGACGACGGCGGGACCTGGGCGCCTGCAGCGGCAGTCGAGATTGGCGGTGCTGGGATTACGATGGCCGGCACCAACCATGAAGTCACCGGCACGCTGAGCATTGAGTCGGGTGCTGAATTGACCTTCGACGGTGGTAGCTTGACTGGGGTCGTCGCTGGAAACCCACAAGCCACCGGCACGTGGACGTTTCAGACCCAGATCACGATGGCTGGGACACTCCAGTCTGGTGGCGGAACCATTTCTGGTACGTGGGCTGGTGGACCAACGTGGTCAGGCAACCATACCTTCTCCGGTACAGTGACGTTCAGCGGGGACCCGGTTTTCAGCGGAGATCCAGATTTCCCTGGAGACCCAGATTTCACAGGCACGCCGTCGTTCGCTGGCTTCGATCTGACAGCTCCTGTGAGTACCAGTGGCACGGGGCGCGTCCGCCAAAGGTACTTTGAGAATGCCACAGATGGAAATAGATCTCTGAGCCTGACCAGTGGAGATCACCTACACAACCCGAACGGGGTGTTCTCTCTAAACAGGGCATGGACGATCGGCAACGGCGTTGCTGCTGGTGACGTCATCACGATAACGAATGCCGACACTTCATACAACCTAACAATCACTGCCACTGGTTGGGCCGGGCCAGTGTTGCGCACAGCAAGCGGCTATTGCTTTTCAGCAGAGTTGATCTGGTCCGGTTCGGCATGGGTCACAAGGCATCTTTCATACCTGCCATGATGTCCTATTCGTAGGACCATGAAACAATGACGACGACGTCCGGGGTTTCGAAATCGAGCAAGACTGGGCAGTTTGCTCGCTGAGAACTGTCAGCACTTGTCGGTCCGACGATTGCGCCGCTGACGCCATCCACTGTCTCATATGACCCGGTGAAACCGGCTGGTGTTTCCAAGGAAAATACGCAGATGCTCTCTTCTTCGCCGAGCACATAACAGCCGTCACCGTCTAATGTTTGGTGTCCAGTGGGTTGCAGCAATTCGGCTCCATCCCAGTCGCATGATTGCTGGCCACCTGTAGAAGCGCCACCAGTCCCGGCCCCGCCAGTTCCAGACGGACAAACACATTCCGTCCACGAGAGCTGGTCAGAGGAGCATTCCGTAACTCCCGGGTTCGACCAGTCGCCGTTGCAAGCGCAATAATTGGTATCGCCTGGGCTACAGATCGGGAACTGACCGCCGGTTGCAACTCCTCCGGTTGTGGACCCGCCGGTCATCTCGACGCCGCCAGTCCCAACAATACCTCCAGTGGGGGTCCCCCCGGTTTCTACACCGCCACTACCAGCCCCCCCGGTCCCCGCATCCACGCATAGCCCAGAGAAGCAGGTGAGCCCAGCGTCGCAGGTGTCGTTCCCGTAGCAGAGGCAGCGCTCAGATCCGACGGGGCACGGCGCGGATCCGCCTGTCGGAGTGCCGCCAGTCAGTTGACTGCCTCCGGTAGACGCCGAAGCTCCCCCGGTCCCGCCAGACTCATCTCCGCCAGTTGGGGAGCCACCAGTATCCGCGCCAGCGGCCCCCACGGTACCTCCGGACTCCGCCAGACCATCGCGAAACTGCCCTGCGTCGGACCCGCACCCAACAACAAACACCGCCAGAAGAAGCGCTCTCATACTGCTAAGGTAACCTCGCATTCCGGCCGGTCAACTGAACATGGTTCCAGCGATGCGGCGAAATAACGAAACCCGGAAGGTCGTTTTGACCCACCGGGCTTCGGAGTCGTCCGCCAGAGAACTCACCAGAGATGATGGTTGCGTCGGCGCCGATTGTCAAGTAGGTACTTTGGTGTGTCGTCCGCCAATCGACATGGTGCCGTTCACTCGGCCTCGATTCCCCAGGGATTCGTGAAGGGGAGGGATCCCCAGATGGTTGGCCTGCGTCAACTGCATGCGCACCGAGCCGACATCGGGCGCGATGAGCGCAACATCCCGGTTAACCGGAGACCCCAACCCGCGCAGCATGCAGACCAGACTCGTCGGAGCTGGTGGCGTATCCACACAGAGCTGCCTCAGAGCACACCGCAAATCTGGTCACTGACCACTGCTCCTGACGCTCACCCCCCGGTGCTGTAGCAGGGCTAGCTTACCAAGTCACTCGGGACTGCCGAGACCCACGTCCTCGTCGAACCTCAGGAGACAGCCTGAGGAGGAGTAGACCAGAAGGCGGGGGTTGGGGTCCGGGAAGCAGCGCACAACCCAATCAACGGCAGCGCGGAGCCTCAACGTCCGCGATACCAAGCCAATGCCAACCACCCCATACGTCAAGATCCTCGCTTCCGTAAATGGCGGGGCGAACCAGTCCGGTGGCATCACAATCGTGGACGGAGACACCGTCGACCTGACACTCGAGGATACGACCGGGATCACGTATTGTCTGTGGGAGATCTGGGACTATCCGACGGGGATGAGCACGCCGAGCGGATGGACGGCTGATGCGACTGCAGAGCGGTTCTACTACGCTGGGATATCCCCACCCCAACTCGACTTCACCGGTGTGCCGTGGGGGAAGTTCTTGCTGCGTGCTACCGGCAACAACGGAATCAAGAACGGCGCATCATACGTCCTGCCAGCAGATGGCACGACGATGCGGGATGAGAGCACCGCACTGCGCATCCTGAGCGGAAGCGGGTTCGACGACATTGCTTCCGGAGAGACGACTCAGTTCTACTCTGTAGATGCCTGGATCGGATCGTACAAAGCCAACCTGCGACTGTTCAGTGTTGGTCTGCTACCAGCAGGATCCGCTACAGGCCAGGCAGCACAATGGAACAACTCAAGCAGCGCGTGGGAGCTTGCCACAGGCATCCTGTTTGGTACCGGACACATCGACATTGGCGGGAACGCTCCGACAACCGCGGGGCTGAACCTTTCGAATGGGAACAGTATCCAGGGAAAGGATGCTGTTGGTACTGAGAGACTGCTGGCCAAGATCGACCCCAGCACGGGCAACGCAAAGCTTGGGATGGCGGATGGATCGAAGGCTGTAGATTGCCAGGGTAACGCCCTTTTCAACAACGCCCGCAAGCTCTTCTCCATCTCGACCGACTCCAACCACACGCTCGACTACGCCGACGGGGACTACCAGGTCTTGCCCAGCGGAGTGTTGAGCAACGATCGAGACTTCACCCTGCCGACTGGGGTAGCCGACGGGCTGCGGTTCACGTTCATGTCCCTCGATAATTCATACGCGGTCACCCTGCTGGGCGCATCGAAACCGGCAGGGGGATCTGACCCAGTCGTGGTGTACACCACCGGTACACCACACGCCATTACGTTCCGACGCATCGGCGGCGCCTGGCAAGCCGAGTCGTCGGCGCAGTGGACATGGTGAGCTAATGCCTGGGATCGGAATCGGGATTGCGGTTGGGTTGATGAGGGGTGGCTCCGCGCCAAGCTACGAGCAGCCGACAGAAGGCTTGATTGAGCGCTGGCCTCAAAGCGCTGGCATCGTTGAGGGTGACGACGGTGGGGAGACGACGGTCGCAACGTGGACCGGCATCGTTGAGGGTGTCGTGCTGGGCAACACGCCTGCCGCGAACCAACCGCGACTGCCCGCAAGCACACCAACGTTCGAGGGGGACGGGAGCACGGTTGTTCATTATCTCAAGGTAGCAGCTCAGACTGGACTTGAAGATCACAATTCGCACACACTCGCGGTTGCGTGCTCAATCAATGCAGCATCGGGCGCGCGCATCATTTTTGAGAGCATCGCGGCTGCGAAGGTTTGGCGTATTCGCACGGATAACGGTTTGTTTGGGTTTACTGCTCCGGGTGCCGGTAACGTCTCGTCGGCTGTTGCAGCAGATGGCTCGTTCCGCGTTCTGATCCTCACGCTGGACGCCGCGACGGGTGATGCTGTGCTGTACGACGGCGAGGACGCAATCGCGTCAAGCGACGCTTACGACGGTCTAGGAGAGGTATCGGCTGGGCTCGCGATTGGCAGCGGAAATAACGGGGCGATTGCGCGCGGCATTAGCGGCGAAATCAACGAGGTCGATCTCTACGAGGGCGTGCTCGACGCGGACACGCGCGCACAGCTTGTGGGCTTTTTGACCAACGAGTATACGTGATGAGACTAAGCATGATGATTGGCTTAGCGATGTGCGTAGCTCGGACCTGTGGCGCATCGCCGGGGCCGGAGCACTACTCACCTTCGCAGATCGCACAGGAGCAGGGCAGCCCGACGCGACGAATCATCGATCTAAGGATCTGTGACTCGCGCGACGTTGCGAGTAAATCGCTACGAATGGCGGACGCGGCGCTGGCGGCGACTGCGTTCGTTGATTTCGCTGGCGCGTCTACTCACCCAGGGCTTGTGTTCTCGAACACGAATTTCGACGTCGAGAACATTGCGGTTGCACAGAATGTTTCGCAGACAAGCACGAAGGTCACGCCGGTCGACTGGGATTGTCTGGGGTCGGTCGGTGAGTTTCTTGGGACTACGCTGCCGTCGGACGAGTGGAGCTGCCGACTGACTCAGCCGGCGCTTTCAAAAGACGACTACCCGAACTTCTTCGCGCAGCTCGAGGGCGAGGCGTGCACGTTGCGCGGGGTCGTCTACGGGGTAACAGGCAAGGTGGAGTCTGCGCCCGGACTCGCGCTGTGGTTGCGCACCGACAACGACTCGACGCCGTCCGACGACTCACCAATCTCTGCGTACTACGACTATGGGTCACTCGAGGAAGGCTCCTACGCCGAGATCTCTGTGCAGGTTGCTGCCGGGTGGTCGCACACGTCTGGAAACGTGAACTTCAACTGGGTTGCCGAGCCAGAGGCGATGTCGGTGAACGGCGAACTCGTCGCGTTGCCCCCGGTGATTTTCGGACGCGATGATCCTGGTGTCGTGATCTATAACCCAAGTGTCGGCGGAGCGTCGCTGAGCAATCATTGGCTCAACACAGACGTCGTGCCAGCAGCGTTTTGGAGCGAGGTGCTGCCGCGGATCGTTGGCAACAGTCCGTTGCATCTGACGATCGACATCGGGACCAACGATGATCCAACAGGCTTTGGTGAGCACATGATCGAGCTTATCGGACTCGTGCGCGCAGCTGTGCCGACCGCCCGTGTTGTGATTCGCACGGCATACTCAGGCAACGCGGATCCTCCTGCGGGGCAGAAATCGTACTGTAATGCCATCTACGATGAGGTGCTGCCGGTTGTTCCAAGCGTGCTATTCATCGACACACGCGGACTGCTGAAACGCGGTAGAGAAGCGACGGCAGCTGGCGAGCTTGGCGACGGCGTTCATCGCACGGATCCGGTCGGGCTGAGTGAACAGGGGCGCGTGATTGATGCCGCAACCGAGGCTATCGCGACACACGGTCAGCATGCATGCAACCTCGCCACCGACTTCGAGACGAACCCACTACGTGTTGGAGAATATGGTGAGATCACTGGCCGCTGCTGGCCTGCGAATGAGCGTGTGGAGGTGACGATCAACGGTGTTCCCGCTGGGACGGCTGTTGGCGTCGATCGGACGTGGACGCTCGGGATTACGCCGACAGAAGCAATGCGCGATGGCGAGAACGCGGTCGATGTCGTGGCCACGCCGGGCGGTGTAGCTGCGCTCGCGACGGCGCCACGGCCGACAGTTGTGCTACCGAGCGCACCGTAATGAGAGAGAACCATGATCAGAATCATCACAGTAATCGCAATCCTCCTTTGGTCCGCCGTCGCGCTCGCATCCGACGGAACGACGCCACCCGACGAGCTCGTGTCGCTCATCTTCGCATCGTGGGGCCAGTGGTCGATCGTTGGCGGGGCCGTGATGCTGCTCGCGATTCAGGCGTGGCGCCGAGCGAAGCCGCACGTTTGGGACTCGCTGCACCCTGCGGTGAAGCGACTGCTGCCGCCAGCTGTGTCGGCGCTGACCACTGCGGCAGTTGGACTCACCGCCGGCGGGACCTGGGCCGAGTTTGCTCAGGTGTTCCTAGGCCAGTTGCTCGCGCTGTACGTTGGCGTCGAGGCGATGGGCGGCGGCGGAGCTGTCATCGATTCGATTCTGGACTCTCGGCAGAAGGCGATTGCGAAGCGGGTGGTCAAGCGCGCGATCGAGAAGGCGGCCGCTGCAGCCAACGCGAAGCCGTCAGGCAAACCACCTGTCACCGATGACGAGTTGCCGCCGGCGGCGTGAGTGGCTACACTGCTTCTGTGAAGACGTTTCATTACACGTGTTGTAGGTGTGGCCATAGCTGGTCGCGCACCAAGGGACCGTACCCAATGGCTGGAGAAATCTGGTCTCCGGAGCCTCCGTGCGAGATGTGCGGTAGCCTGTACTTCAGGAGGAGAGAGAAGTCATGAACACCATCAAGCTAGTTCTCGTCGCCGCGCTGTTGAGCGGATGTGCAGCAGTGCGCCCGGTCATCGATGGCGCGGACTCGGTCTGCGCGCTAGCTCTGGCTGAGCACGAGCTCGTCGAGGAGGCGGCAGTCGAGTATGGCTGGCCGCTAGAACAGACGGCGTCGTGGCTCTGCGGATTCCCCGAGGTGTTCGACGCCTGGGATGCTGCGCTGATGCAACGCTCGGCGGATCCGGCTGACGCAGTTGACGCGGCCGTGGCTGTCGCTCGTGATGAGGGGCTGCTGTGATTTCAAAGCACTACTGCACGTCGATTCCGTGTCCGCTGTGCAATCCAGTGTGGACCAGGCCAACAGTTCCCCATCCGGATGTGCGCAGCGATACCATCGTGATGACGCGGCTAGTACCGGACGGGTGCGGCGGTTACACCGAGGTGGAGCGGGTGGAGGCCATTCGATGAATCGCTGGACCTGGCTGGCGTTGCTCGCCATCGCCCCTCTACTGCTGGCGGCCACGTGCAAAATTCCTGACCCACCGCCGCCCGCTGCAACCGGTGGCTCGAGCACAGGCGGCGCGCTGGCCACTGGTGGAGCTATGAGCACTGGCGGTACCGGTGGAATGACCGAGTGCCGCTACCTCCCCAGTGGGCGCAGCGACGTCCAACGGCAGGTCGTCTCGCGCGTCGTCGGTGGGACTCCGGCGCCGCCTGGCGCTGCTCCGTGGATTGCGGCGCTCATGATCGGCGGGCACCAGTTTTGCGCCGCAACCGTGATCGGCGAGCGCGCGGCGTTGACCGCGGCGCACTGTCAGGTGGACCCGTCCGCGGACACGTTGCTCGTCGGAACCCAGGATCTGACCAGCGGGGGGCGGCGCATCGGGATCACGGAGACGCGCAACCACTGGAGGTGGACGAGCACGACCAGCGGGCACGACGTCGCCGTGCTGATTCTCGCCGATCCTGTCGGTGTGCCACCTATTGAGCTTGCCCGGGTCGCGCCAGACGACGGGACCGCTCTGGTGCTGGGCTGGGGGCGGACGTCTGAGAGCGGCTCTGGGTCGTCGGTGCTGTTGCAAGCTGAGCTACCGCTGGTGCCGTGGGCGCAGTGCTGGCAGGCCTACCCGCTGGCGCTCGACGACACGATGCTCTGCGCCGGTGGCAAGGATCTCGATGCCTGCTACGGGGACAGCGGGGGGCCGCTGGTGCGCGACGGCAAGCAGCTCGGGATCGTGAGCTTCGGGCGAGGCTGTGGTCGGCCGGGATTCCCAGGAGTGAATACGTCGGTGCCCGCGGTGCTCGATTGGGTGGAGGCGTGCGCTGCCGAATGAACGCATGAACGCTAGGCGTTCATTTCGCGAAAACTCCGGGCATTTCGCAAGCCCACGGAACAACACGGATCAGCCACAGGTGTGGATTGCGCTTCGGCGCAGAGTTCGTGCCGGCCAGCGGGGGAGCGACTGACGAGAGCAAAGACGCCGCGATTGGTGTTACTCGTCGGCCCCGCTGGGGAGATTCCCAGTGCCGCGCTACATCTACCGAGCCTTTGACGGAAGCATTTGGTGGCGCGAGGTTGCCGCTTGCAAACCATGCCCAGGGTGTGCACGGTACCAACCATGCGAGATGGACCTATCTGCGCGCTGCTGCTCGTCGCCATCGTTTGCTACTGCTGCGGGCGGGCCAGTAATGTCGAGGCTGAAGAGCGAGAGCCATGGCGCGATCGAATCCGAGTCGTGCTCGAGCACACGCCGCGCTCTGTGTTCGACGAAGAGACGCCCGACGAGCAGTCAGCCAGGCTGGATGCGGCAGCCGACGCGATAGACCGTGCGTCGCGGACACCGCAGGAAGCCGCTGCGCTGCTGGCAATCGGCGGGGCCGAGAGTGCGTTTGCTGAGTACGTAGCCTCTGGCTGCCACTACCCGGACGGCATCCCCGATGGTGCCGGGCACTGCGACCGTGGCAGGTCTCGATCCTACTGGCAGTTGAAAGTCACCGCCTGCCGCTCAGGATGGGGCCACCGGCGCGGTTCCAAGGCGGCGCTAGATGCGTTTGCTGTCTGTGCCAGAAAGCGCTTCCTCGGGGCGCTCAAACGCTGCGATGGGAGGCACCCAGGCGGGAAACTGGCTGGAGCATTCGCCGGGTACAGGTCGGTAGACTGCGCCTGGGAAGGGCGGCCAAACGACGGCGCTCGAGCCAGGGCGCGGATGTATCGGCTGAGGCGGATGCAGCTAGCGCGCAACTGAGCGCGCCAGGTCTAGCAGCATGTCTCGGAAGGGGAGCGGGGTGCGGTTGCGCTACTGCCGAGAGCAGACCTTGATCCCTGGCGGGACCGCGCAGCCGGTTCGCTTGTAGTTGTGCTTTCGCCCGCCGCCAGGCCTGAACCCCGAACACCAGTGCGTCGGCTCTCTTCCCGGGAACGGTGGCGGCGGTACTGGTGCGGTCCTCATGCAATAGAGCCAGGTGCGCTTGCGAGCCACGTGCCCCCACTCGACCTGTGTTACCTCGGTTGTCGTCCCACCAAACCGATCCGGCAAATCACCTGGCTTCGGTAGCTCAATCCCTTCGACGCGCCATAGCTGCGAGTGTGCAGGGTGCTCAAGCACCCCGCCGAACTCGCGCACCTGGGCGACAGCGCGCACGGCGCAATCGGCATCGTCTCGCTGATAGAGACTCGCGAGCTTCGAGTAAGCTCCGCATGGCGGGTGTGCAACAACAGGCCACGGACCATGGTACAGTCGCGCATCGCGATCCTCGTCCCATGGATCAACGTCGGTCAGCTCAGGGTCGAAGTAGACGCCACCTTTGGCCACGTATAGCGCTGCGATCATCACCAATCCCACCTAGCCACGGCCCGCTCACCTCGCCGCAAGTCGCGCTCCGGATGCCTACCGCAGCACTGCCGTCGGCACGCCACCGAGACCGGTGGCACAGCTGCAGCCGAGTGCCTTTCGCAAGCCGGCATCACGAGCCGCCAGCCGTGGCAGAAGCCGGGGCGCGGTGCGGTGCGTTCCGATCTCAGGACGGTGCAGCGGGTCATGGAGCAAGCTGCCCCTGACGCAACGGAATAGCTCCACGCGGCGGCAGCCCGGCCCCATCACCAATCAGCCCACGCCAGTAAATCCTCCCAAGACGAGTCCTTGTCCACCACCACCGTGGGCGCCTGCCGAACATCCTAGCGTAGGACATCAGCATTCGACGCGACATCGATCCGGCAGCCACCCAGTCAAGCACCTCGTCAGGTGCTCCAGCTGAGTATAAGTCTAGGATCCATAGCGACGGAATAGGTTTGCTCATCCTCACCATCCAACGATAACCCGTTTCCTACCAGAGTAGGTCCCGGCGTCTAGTTGCGCCACGATCTCGTCGGCCTTTGCGAACACGGACGCATGACGATCCGGGGATCCGACAACGCGCACCTTTGCCTTTCCTCGCTTGACCCCTCCGCCCTTTGCTGGCACCCACTCGAAGATGCCGACGGAGAACGTTTGCATTCCACCCCAACAACCATCGGTGATGAAGAGTGGCTTTTCGTAGTCGTGCGTTCCTGCTTGTTTCACGGTTCCTCCTGTTTCTTGTCCAGCTCTGGCCGACGGCTGCCCATCAGGCGCCGCGACTCGTGCTTCTCCAGCACTGAGCGCGACAGCTGTTCGGCACGTCGACGTTCGCTTGCCGAAATCTCCAGTACGACACCGCGTGATGTGGTGGTCTGCGCCTTGGTGTCGGCGGCCGCTCCGTGAAGGTCAGGCATCAGAGTTGCTCCCTCTGCTCGTCAGTGAGGCCATCGGGATTGCCATCCGTGGCACCGTCGCACTCGTCTTCGTTCCAGATGCCGATCGCGCGCCACTCGCCGGGGAGCTGTTTCCGTAGCCTACGGTAGTGGGCCAGCGCTTCGTCGAACGTGGCGTACCGTGCCACCTCGTCGCAGTAGAGGCCGTTGCCGACGACGTAGGGCTTGGCGCTGCCCAAAGCGGCTTCGCTGACTCCTCGGTTCACGATTAGGTCCACCATGGTTCGTGTTCTCCTACCCCGAAAGCCGGCCCCGAGCGAACGGGTACCGGCGGGATGGGGTGGGTGTGGTGGTCAGTCAGAATGATTGGAAGGCCTCAAGTCGGCGCCACACACACCACACGTCGTCGGCTCGAAGATGCTCACGCGCCAGTGCCGGCACTGCGACTGCAGCCTGGTGAGAGCGCGGAGCGCATTGCGGTACTTCCGCTCTGCCGCCTTGCGAATCGCTCCGGTACGCGGACGGATCTTTCCGCACGGGGTCCACTTCGCGGTTATCGCTGCGTCACGCGCATCCACGTATTCATTCCCGGCGACCCTGCAGCGTTCCGCGAACGCGCGATCCTCCGGGGTGTCAAACGCGAACTGGACTACTGCACCCGGAGCGGCCACGAAGGGCCCACCGGGGAGCAATCCCGGGCCGTTGCGCTTGCACGTACACCAGGATGGCTGAGGAGTTGGCGCCAATCCTGTGGCGAGCGGATAAGGCCCTTGATTCCCGCATGACTGACAGAGCGTTTGCGCTTCGATCATCGTATCCTCCTGACACCTCAACCCCGCGAGGCGAACCTGGCGGGGTGGTGTCGGTGCCGAGCTCTGCGCCCAGCGGCAGCTAGCCCACTTTCTGGTAGGGGCTGCTCTCACCCTCCGTCCTGTCTCCGGCCGGTCCGAGGCGCCCGCTGTGTGCCGCGCGCGGCCTGCTCGCACCCCGAAGCCCCGGGGACGAACCTGCGGGGCGAGAACGGGTGCCGACATCCTCATCGATCGACGCACACCCCATAAAACCTGCGTGCTTTCTCGAACATCGCCGGACCGTCTCGCAGGAAACGTGCTCGTTTGGCTTGTCTGCAGCCTTTTGCGCACTGTTGCACTTTCTGCGTAGAAGAAACTCCGGGTTTCCGCGTGGTCTGACCAGTCCGACTAGGTGAGCCCACCTGCCTGCCGTCGCCGCCGACACCCCCAGCTCCTCAGCCGCAGCAGCAGCGCTCCCGTGGCGCCTCAGCGCGTCTCTGACGTATTCCAGGGCCTCTGGGTCACCAACACCCAAACGGGCCCTGAGCAGGCGTGCAGCGGGTGTGCCGCGTGTAGAGTTTCGCATAGTGACCGTGGATGCAGGTTGCGTGCCGGAAGGAGTAAACAAATGCCCATCCCGAAAATCTCTCGCCGCCGCACCATCGTCGAGCTCGGATACTATTTGACCAGCGATGGTAGAGGCGCATTCGGCCATCCGGTCCAGCAGGCTGTGGTCGAGGGCCGGCAGTACCCACCGAGCCAGCCCGGGACGTCCTGTGTCGAGCTCCCTGACTGCATCGCATTCGCAGCCGGGTGCCGTGCCGAGCACATCCTCCGCGACGAGCACCGCGGATTCCCCAGCACAGGCAGGCCAGACCTAGGCTGGTTCTACGGCGAACGTAAACACACCGTCCCTCGATTGCCGAAGCTTGAGCAACTGCGACCTGGGGACTTCATCGGCTACGACTTCGACCGTGGTGGCCACATCGCAGTATACCTCGGTCAGACCCCCGATGGGCGAGCACTGACCGCAGATTTCGGACAGTGGCACGGCGGTGGTCGTCAGTTCGAGTGCTCGGTTGATAGCGTCGGCGACTTCCTGATGCTCCGCGGTCGCCGCGTCTGGGCATCGGTAGACGCCGACACGATCGTCTATACCGCGTCGGCGCTAGCGGTCGCTGATTGGTGCTCGGCGCATGGGCTGCCAGACCCTGGCCCAGTGGACCCGGCGGAGTACATCGCGCAGCAGTGGGAGTTGTCCCAATGAGCAGTACCGACGATCCGCAGAACACCCCTCATCCTGAAGAAGAGACACGAGACACGCAGTTGGCGCAGCTAGCGGTGCGTGTGCACTTGCTACGCGAAGACATCGAGCGCGAACGCGACGCACAGGAGATAGAGCGGCGCGAACAGGCGCAGTTCCGCACATGGCTAGCTAGTCAGATCAAAGCGATGCAGGCCGACATCGCGAGCTTGGCGCATGATGCACGACTGCGGAACGAGCGCATCACAGAGCTCGAGCACGAAGCCTCACGACTCCCGTGCAAGCCCGGAGGCGGGAACAGCAATCCGTGTCAGCTCGGTGACGACGGCGGGATGGAGCCATAGTCATGCATCGCCTGGTCAACTGCGGTGGTCGTCTAGTACCGCCGGCTGACGTCGAGGAGCAACTCGCAGAGGCGGAGTCACGGCCATCGCGAGTCCATGACGAGCATCTGCCTCCTCCGCCGAAGCAGCCTTCTCTGATTGCGGCGCAAGCTCGACTGTGGACCCCTCCAGTTGTTGCTGCCGTGATCACTGCAGTTGCTTCGGTTCTCGTGCAGTGGATGGCAGGCTTCGGCCAGGTGGAGTTGGACCCGGTTACAAAAGCGCGACTCGACTCTCTGCCTGCAATTGCGTCGGACCTAGCGGAGCTAAAGGCAGACGTGAAGGGGCTAGGCGGGCAACGCATTTCGGACCGCGAGGCTGACCAGGATCGCAGGCGCGAAGTGGACAGCGAACTGGCGCGGCATCAGCAGCAGATCGAGTCGCTGCGTGATCGGTACCGTTAACTCTGTGCACGGGTCTGCTGGCCGTACGGTCCCAACTTGAAGGCGTCGAGCTGCCTTGTCGGAGAGCCCCATGGAGGGCACGGGCCAAGGGTCGCGTCAGCGTCGCGATTTGAAGGCATCGCGCTGCCTTGTCGGAGTCGCTTAAGCAAGCCCCTGGGTCGTCCCAACTTGAAGGCGTCGGGCTGCCGTGTTGGAGCTGAACATCGCGAGCCAGTCCTCGGGATCGATGATGCGCTGACAGAATGGGTCGCGATTTGAAGGCATCGCGCTGCCTTGTCGGAGGCGACCTCGCACAAATGCGACAACCTCGATCCATTCATTGTCCCGACTTGAAGGCGTCGGGCTGCCTTGTTGGAGTCGCGCTAGCGCTAGGTGCGCCAAATTCGACCGCATCGTCCCGACTTGAAGGCGTCGGGCTGCCTTGTTGGAGCCTTCGTTCGTTGAAAATACGAGCCGCCGCGCAGGCGTCCCGACTTGAAGGCGTCGGGCTGCCTTGTTGGAGGCACCTGTCGTGCCTCCAGTGTTCTCGCTGACTTGCGAGGTGCTTTGCGAGCGGTCTGATTTCGCACACCACAACTCCACTATTCTGCCGCGTCGGATGCTGCTTCGCCAGCATTCTGGCGCGGTTTTTTTGCGTTGCGAGCGGTTCCGGAGTTCGATGCACCATTGAGCCTCTCGCGTCTGCGGTGGAGCAGATTCTTCGCTGCGTTTGCGTCCTGATCCCACCGTGCTCCGCAGTGCTCGCATGTGTGGCGCAGTTCGCGTGCAGCGTCCCACTCGCATAGCCCGTGGCAGTGGTGGCACTCGGTCGTGGTGCGCTCCAACGGCTCTGGTTCGACGGAGCCACGGAATGCCTGGACAAGAGCTGACCTGCACTCGCCCGGCGCGGCTTTCACTCGCTGCGCACGCTGGGCGTCGTCCGCCTTGGTCTCCGCTTCGGTAGAGGCTGCCTTGCTGGCGAGATCGGCGAGGTTGAGAAGCCCGCTCTTGGTCGAGTTGGTACCCTCGAGCACGAGTGTCTGATAGCGTGCCGCGAGCCGCGATGCTGCGACGCGGAATATCTCGTCGCGACTGCGCAGCGCGTGCCGACGCTCGTCGGCCTCCCACTGATGCAGGTGACGATCTTGCCGAGTCCAGCAGTAGAGGTACCATGCAAGCCAGTCTTCACCGGCGTGCTCTCGCGACTCATCGACAGTCGGCATGAGGTGCAACCGTGCATCCTTGCGCTCTTTGCGCCAGTACTCCCAGTCAGAGTCGGTGTAGTAGGACACCACCGTGGCGACGCGAACGAGCTTTCCGTGGCGCTTCCACTGCGCAGCATGTCGGAGCATCTCCTGCGCGGCGTCCGGAAGCGACGCCTTGTTCTCGAGCACGACAGACCGAACGTCGTCGAACAGACGATCGCTGACAGCGCGAATCTCGTGCGAGTGACTGAGCGCCGCGTCGATGCGTGCTGGCACGTCGATGGTTCCTTCGGTGCCGTCGCTACCAACCCAATATGCCACGCGGATGCTGCCCTCTGGTCGTCGCCGCCAACCAACATCGACGGCAACCGCTTCGTGCCGCTGTGCAGTTGGACGCTTCCGATCGACGTCGACGGTGAGCTGTACCTCCCACGTCGAGTACGGGGCGCGCTCGAGGTCGCGACGGATGACGTATGCCCACAGAACTCGTGCTCCGTTCGGTAGCGGACGTTGCATCTGCACAGGCAGTGTCACCCAGATAGGATCACGACCGTCGGACGCGACGCGGACACGCATGGTCCGCAGCGTCCGAGAGCGCCGTCCGGTTCCGCGCTTGCGCATGTGCTCAGGAAGAGGCTTTCCGCCAGCGCGCTGGAACGCTCGACCGGGCGCAGACAATTCCAATTCGTCAGCCAACTCGAACCGCTGAGCGGTGACGCCGCCCTGGCACTGTGTTCCGATTCGGACCTGATCGACCCAGTGGTGTTCTGGAGGAAGCCCTAGCTTACGCCGCTTCTTCACCGCAGCGTCCACAGCGTCTTCGACTGCAGCGTAGGTCCCGTGGTAGAGACCACTATCAGCACGTGCCCGTCGGCGCGCTCTTGATCGATCCCAGTCAGCACGTTGCAGCGCGATCCAGTGCGCTGGCCACTGTTCCTGGAGCATCGTAGCGAGCACCTCGCGCCGCACATCCCCCGTTGTCGGTGGATCAATCTTCGTTGCAGCTTTCAACTTCGCTCGAAGCTTAGCTCGCTCCTCGGCATTCATCGGGGCGAGCCATTCGCCATGCGTGCACGGTAGCAGCGCTGGCTTCCCGCGTCCATCTAGCACTCCAGCACGCCCCGCCGCGCAGCGCCACTCGAACTCTAGTGATGCCGCCTCGTGAGCATTACGGACTCGAACACGAGCCTCCTTGATGCGCCGCTTCACGTCCTTCCGAGCGTCCTTCAGCGCCTTCAGTTCGGCGCGCGCTGCTGCTTGCTCGCCGCGCTTGCGCTGCTTCACCCGCTCCTGACGCGCCTGCTCGAGCCGCAACGCAATCCTGTCGTCTGCGTCGGCAAGCTCCTCCAGTAGCTCGGCAATCTCGGCTTGCTGCTCGCGCTCGATAGTCGCTAGAGTCGCATGGTGTGCAATCTCGATGTCGAGTAGCTTGCGCCGGTACTTGTGCGCACGTCGCTCCTGCTCGCGGAACGCTTCGAAGCCGGCGATTGGGGCGCGTGCCCCGTACTTGTAGACGATGGTGGTCATCAGTGCTCCTTTGGTCACCACAGCTTTCGGATCAGCTTTGCAGTCCGTCGCTCGATCAGCAACGCATAGCCAGATCCGATCTTGAATTCGACTGCCTGCAACCAAGCGCCGCAGACGACGCACTCGAATGCCTTCCCGTGTGCAGGACCGGTATCGTAAAGGCTGCCGCAGCTTGGACACTTGAGGTGCTGCGCTGGCATCACTTCACCTTCCACCCCCATGATCGAGTGTAGTTGATGACGCCGCGCTTGCGGAGGCGCTGTAGTGCACGGTCGATGGTTCTCCATCTGTTGCTTCCGCCAACATCTATTCCGCGCCGCTCGACATCAAAGCAGACGCTACTGGCCGTCCTGTTCCCACATCTGATGCTACGCAGCACCAGTTCGTCAATCTCCGAGCTGGTCATGCTACCACCATCTTCCTACCCGTGTACGTTCCAGCGTCGAGCTGCGCCACGATTTTGTCAGCTTTGGTCCATACAGCCTCTGGGTGCGACGTCATACCAGCGACGCGGACCTTCGCTTTGCTCTTCTTCAGACCGCCACTTTTCGCAGGCACCCACTCGAAGATTCCGACTGAGAAGGTGTCGCAGCGATAGTTCCCCGGTCCAAGCTTGATGTAGTCGTGCTTTCCTAGCTTCATGGTTTCCATCCTTTCGGCTGGGTCCACCCTCATCACTTCACCTCTACTACCGTCGCCCCTGCACTCCTCAACGCGCTGATGAATGCGGTATTGTCAGTGGTAGGTACGCCCCATGGGCGTGGAATCAGCGTTGGCAGTTGCCGGTCAACAACATCCTTCGACTCGCGTAGCCCTAGACCGGTGTATTCGCGGATCTGCTTGATGACCTGGATTTTTCTCGGTCCAACATCCTCAAGCCATACGCCGGGAGCTCGTCCTTCAGTGTTCGGCCCTTCGACGCGGCGGCGGAACTCGAGGACGAACGCATCGGCCTCGTCGAACGAATCGCCGCGCATCGTGCGGGAAATCCAGAGTTGCTCTTCGCGAGCGTTCTTGAAATGAATCACGCTGCCCTCCTTCGGATCCTCTGTCCACCATGCGTCCCACGCGGCCGCGGGGCAACCGCTGGGAGGCCGTACTGGAGCATCGCGCGTGCTAGACCGATACGGTCGCGGCGGCGCAGCATGCGTCGTGCGCCGGCCTCCATCAGAAACACGTCGACCTCGCCAGGCGGAACAGTCGGTGGGCTAGCTGGAGTCGTTGGCGGTGCAGTTGGAATCGTCGTATTGTAATCGCGCATCGGAACCTCCCTTTCCGGTATCGGACCCACGGGCAGCGGTCAACGCCGTTGATATGTCAGCCCGCCGTCAGGGAAGACGGGGCCTTCGCTCTTGAGCGCTTCGCGAAGCAGCTCACCATCGCATCCGTAGACGTCGCCATCGTGCTGCAGTCGGTCGAGCTCAGCGAACGCCGCAGCGTGGTCCGCGACGAAGCGATTGAGCAGCTGCTGCAGTACGTGCCACAGCTCGAAGTCGGCCGAGGCGCGCCCTACTGCGGCGGCGAGCGCGTCGTGTGCTCGGACTACGGCGGTCATCTCAGGGTCTAGTCTCGCTCGTGCAACGTCGTTCATGATGCCTCCTGACGCCTCAAGCCGGCCCCGCAGTGCAGGTGCCGGCGGTGGCGGCGGTGTGGCTGGGCGTGGTTAGTCGATCACCTCAATTTCGCTGCGGCTCACGCGCACCCGAGCCAGCCGGTTACGGCTGCGCCCGGCCGACTCCCAGACGTCCCACGTGGACACCCCGAGGGACGGGTCAGTGGCGCACGTAGCGGACATGCGGGGGGTCCTGCCCCCGACTCGGATGTTGCAGCGCGCCCAGGCAAGTACACGTTGTCGGTGTGTCATTTTCAATCCTCCTACGGCTTCAAGCCGGCCCCAACTGAATGGGTGCCGGCGTGGGAAATTAGTATACCAGGCATACATCAGGGCGCGGCAGCCCTCTTGCGGGGCGGCTCGCTCGCAGCGCCGCGTCATACGGCCCGACTTCGTGGACGACAGGAGATTTTCCGATGAGTCGAGCAGCGAGTCGCAGTAACGGATTGCTGCTGCGCTTTGCGAGTCCGACGTCTAATACGCTATTGTCGGGCTCGTCACTTGACACCTGAGCCAGTACGATGCCCTCCTCGGAACCGTGCCAGAGCTCAGCTAGCACCATGCCTTCGTCCGAGCATGCGTGAATGCTGAAATGGCGCGTCAGAACCACTACACTGCCGAGGAATGTCAGGCCGCCGGAACTGTGGTCGAGCATGATCGGGCGCGGGTTGTGGGTGCTGAGTGTCTGCATCATGTCCTCCTGACACCTCAACCCCGGGGGTCGAGCCCTACCGGGGTGGGAGCTGGGGGCGGCCGCGTCAGCCGAACACCACCCCCTTGCCGACTGCCTGGGCATTCGCGACACCCCAGGACCTGAGCTCGCTGGCCAGCTCGCGGGCGCTCTTGGCACTCCGGGTGTAGAGCCGGCCGTTCTCGGCGGCCATGACCCGGCTGTCGGTCTCGGGCGAGTAGCTGAGGGTCAGGCCGTCGGTCTCGATGGTCAGGGTGTTGTTCGTCGTCGTCGTGGTCATGCCAGGTACTAATGCACGCGCTGTGCCAGTCAATTGTCACCAAGAAATCGCGTTGTCACCGAAGACGCGCATGACATGACTGTCATGGGTCACTTTGACTTTTGCCGTAACTATTGGATGACACACACGTTCTCGGGTATGACATGTGTGTCATGGGTGTGCATCGGTTGCATAGGGAGGGAGCGGTGAGCTCTCGATTGAACCTGCCGGTCCCACGGCGGATGCGAAAAATCGTCCTCTTGCTGACCCTATATCGAGCGGCCAAAACTGCGGCCGTCTCCGACGATTCGATCACGGAACGGCGCTGCTCGGCAGTGAGCTTTACCAGCCCACGAGCCGCATTGAGGCCTCGAGGGACGAGCTCTAGATGGTCAGGGTTGCAGCAGCCTGGGTTATGGCACAGGTGGTCCAGGCACCAACCGTCCCGGTACACCCCGCCCGCGGATCGCCATAACAGAGCGTGGACGCGCCACTGGCCGCTACCGGGGATGGTGGTCCTGGCGTAACCTGCAACATCATGCCCCCCTGTGTAGGCCCAGCAGGGTGTTGATAGGGGACCAGCGAACGGCCTGAGCTTGGACCTCACTCGGTCAATGTATCGTTGGTCTGGCAGTCGGCAGGATGTTGTTAGAGTCATGTCCTGAGCTAATGCAGGAATGAGGCCAGACCCGGCCGTCGGTCTAGATGGTCAGTCCTCCCTCGAACGGCGGATCACGCGCACGCACTCTCTGAGCGACTCGGTGTCCGGATACTGCACATCGCGCGGTGCTGTGTCGATCGACACGAGCGCTTTATGCGCGATCCGCGCCAGCGCTTCGTCGCCGCATTGCTGTGCGTCATCGCGGAGAGCAGCAACGTCCGCGCGGGTGATTGTGGCAATCGTGATCTCGGCGAGCGCCGCGACGGAGACGGAGCAACCGGCGCACGGGGCAGATCGCCCCTGGAATGACCAGTTTCCGTTGACGTCACGCTCCCAGTCAGCGGCTACTTCGGCGTCCCACTCAACTGCAGTGTATGCGGCTCCGTCGATGAGCATGACATCGACAATCTCTGGGTCGTTGTCGTTGCGGGTGATCGTGATTCTGTGAGTTGGCGTCCAATCGTTCATGTCGTGTCTCCTGTGGCTAGGCGTCTGGGAATCCCATCTCGCGCTGCCAGGCCATGTGTTGGCGGTACCAGCGGCGGGCCACCACCTCAAGCGAGCGCTCGCTGCCCGCACAACTGAGCGCGGAACCGTAGCCGACGCCGCCACCCTCGCAGATCTGCTCACCGAGCGTCCCGGGGCGTCGCTCGGTCTCGAGGCGAACGTACCCGCCGCCAGAGGGCGCGTAGAAATCGAAATCGCGGTTGAGTTTGTTGCTATGGATCGTGAAACGCATGATGCCTCCTACGCCCTCAAGCCCCGGGGACGAACCTGCGGGGCGGGACTAGGGAGAGGGCGGACTACTCGCCGAGAGGAGCGAGTGCGTACACGGCACCGCCGGGCTCGGAGTAGAGGCCCAGTCGGTCGCCGATGTGCGGCGTGCGGAGTCGCCCGAGTCCGCTGTGGTAGGTGAGCTCTATGACCCGTCTGCCCGTGCGCGCAGCCGCGCGTCGGCTGCGGTGTCGAGACGAGACGGTGACGGTAGAGTCGGATTCGTCGGCCGTGGTGATGTAGCGGATATAGTCCATGTCGTGTCTCCTCAGCCCGCGCGGCGGGCGATCATCTCTCGGGCCTCATCGCGCGGAAGGGCGCGGCGGGACAGCTTGCGGACGCGGCGCTCGATGGCGGCGGCGTCCTCACCGGTGTACGCGCTGACAGCGCGGCACCAGGTCCTCAGCGGCCGGTTGCCGCGGGCGCTGTTGCAGTGCGAGCAGCAGGTCACGAGGTTGCTTGCGTCGTTCTGGCCGCCTCGGCTCGCGGGGCTCAGGTGGTCGAGGCTCAGGCGCTCGCCCTCTTCGACCGCGTGGCCGCAGTATGCGCAGCACAGGCCGTCGCGGAGGTAGATCGCCAGCCGCGTCGTCGGCCGAATCCACTTGCTGCCCTGACCTGCTTTTCGTGTCGCCATGCCAGGTACTAGTGCACGTGGTATGCCAAAGGTGGCACGACGAGAATATGCGCGAAAGTCACCCATCGACCGATTGTGGGTATGACATACGTGTCATACTGTACGCCACTGAACACTACCTAAGCCCAGGACATTACTGCGATTCGGCGCTATGACACTCATGTCGCTGGTCCGCATTCTTTGCGACATGTCGGAAGACCGTCCGGACATTGCACTTGAGCAACTCCGCTGCGGCAGTTCGGTTGCCACAGGTCTGCTCCAGGGCCCGGTCAATACAGGCTCCACGGAACCTCTCCACTGACTCGGCCAGCGGTTCCGCCTCCCCCACTTCTCCAGGAGCCTCTATTCCAAGTATTCCCAGCACATCAATCGTGGGGGAGAACCATTCTCCGCGCAGTCGCCAGGCTTGCATGGCCCGATGCAGTGCCACCTCTGCCAGTCGGTCGCCTGGTCGAGTCGTGAGAACTTCGAGCTTCAGAGGCGATCCAGTCTGAAGGCTCTCCAGCCTGTCTCTAGGATACAGCGAGAACCCTACCTTGACTGCCAGCAGACGGCCAGCGTGGAACGCTCCGATGACGTAAATCATGACATATTCACCATAGCACGCCTATGACGCGGACGCAACGGAAGCGGCCGCATTAGCAGCGAGGCTCTGTATAACCGGAGGGGCGGAGCTGGACGCGCCCAGGAGGTCACCCAGGGCGCGGGTCGAGGTGCGGTCACGTGCTGCCGTGCTGGTAGAGCGTCGCATTGCTGATCGCTATGCATGATGCGGGCCATAGCAAACGTGATCGTAGAAGCTAGGTCCGCCGCCTCGCGGCCTGGAGCTGGTCGCGGTACTCGTCACACCGCTGGCGCAACTTCGCGGCATCGCGCTCAGCAACCTCCGCCCGGTGCTCGTCTGCCGGCTGCCGGTATGCGCGGTCCTCCAGGCTGTTTGCTCTGGC